TCGACGGCGATGCTGCCAACCCTGACCCCACGAAGTGGGGCAATTTCCAAGGACCTGCGGTCAATGAGATTCTGGAACTGGAACTCATTGAGGTTCAGGCCAACAAGAAACAGGGCAATGCGTGGGTCCCGGACCCGACCAAAACACGCTCCGAGATCAAGCGTTATTTTTGTCGGGTGCCGGGATGTCAGGTCCAGCACTCGGAGAAACTCAACCGCGACTAAGCCGCGTTAGCGGCTGACGAAGTCGGGTTTTGGCGGGATATCCCTGAATCGCCTATCGGTGGCCAGCCGATAGGTAGCTGACGTCCACTAATGATTCAAAAAAACCGCCGTTTTCAAGGAGACACAACGATGCCCGAAGAAAAACGTAAACGCGAGAACTACAATAAGTCGTTGTTGATCAGGAATCCAACAGATCGTAAATGGATGGACGCGCTCAGGAACTACTTAGCCGACGGCATTATGCCGTACTACGAAGAACCTGGTGGTGCTGTCGACGCCGAACGCACCATCGAACGCTTCGCGCAGATGCTGCTGTCGCAGAAAGACCCGCTGCCGTCAAAAATTCCCTTCAAAGACATTGAACGATAGGAGAACTCGTAATGCGCTGCACTGTCGTTGTGCCGTTAGGCGACTCCAAATACTGCTCAACATACTGTTACGAGCCGTTAAACGATCGAGGCGAGTGCCCGTTACACGGTCCACAATGGCAACCACTGCCTCACCGAGGTCAACCGCATGACGAGCCAGCTGCGATGCCAGACGTGCCGCGACAAACCGATCCTAAGTGATCAAGACGCTGTAGTTGCCGTAATTCATGTTATGGGAGGACACGTTGTGCAAGAAGAAGTCGCGCTTAAAAGCATCATCGACACCGACAGGCAACGCAAAGACTACGGAGATGTCACATCTCTCGCCGCCTCTATCAAACAGTTCGGAGTCATTCAGCCTATTGTTCTGCAAGAACCAGTTATTGCAAGCGACGGACAACCCATCGGGTCCGGCCTCGTGCTGGTGGCCGGTGGACGTCGTTTGGCTGCGTTACGACACCTGGGATGGACTACACTCCATCATGGCAAGGAATACGTCTGGAGAGGTGAGGATCTTTCAACTCCCGAAGGAAATCTTAGACTTCAAGCAGTGGAGCTCGAAGAGAACCTCCGACGAAAAGACCTAGCGTGGCCCGAGGTCATTCTGGCGAAGCAACGGCTGTTCGCTCTCATGCAATCGCTTCACGGTGAAGGCAAGGGCTACGGCGGCGGACGCTCAGGCGTAAACAGCGGCTTCAGCTTACGCAAGTTGGCGGAGATGTTGGGCGAAAACAGTGGTGTCACATCGCGTGATTTGCAGCTAGCTGGTTTCCTAGTAAGCCATCCATCGTTAGCTAAGATGCCCACCAAGGCCGACGCGCTTCGCAAACTAGGCGTAGCCGTAACCGTCGCTGCGATGCAAACGTTGGCTAAAACTTCTCAAGTTCCGGCGTCAAATACGACCACAGGCAAAGCCAATAAGTCCGGTGGAGATGCTCTGACGACGGTGGGCGCGGTTTCCAGTGGACCGCACACCACGGCTTCCGCGCCCGTTTCTGACGAAAGGTGGGTCCTCTATGAAGGTCGGTTTCAAGACTCTATTCAGATGGTATCTGACAATTCAGTCGATCTTGTTGCTACTGATTTACCTTATAACATCGGTCTGGGAACTGCATCGGCATCCCACTCGGCTGGTCTTGGTCAGTTTGATGACAGTGATCTCGATATTGTTGGTCTCTGTGCTGATGTTGCTGTGGAATCGTTTCGGGTAATGCGTGACAACCGCTTCGCCGTCTTCTTCTACGGGATGGCTTATCACCAGGTGCTCTATGATTCATTGGTTACAGCAGGCTTCATTGTGGATGTTTATCCTTTTATTTGGCTTCGGGATCGGTCGGCTCCTCCGGATGGCTTTGCCAGATACTCGAAAACGTATGACCCGGCTTTCATCGCGTCAAAAGGCACGCCTCGATTCATACGACCAAATCTTTGTAATTCAATGGCTGTTCCGTCCGTGCGAGGACCGGAGCGACTCCACGCCGCCCAAAAACCCGTTGCCGTAATGCAGAAGTTTATCGAGGATATGACGACACCCAACTGCGTTGTCTTAGACATGTTCGCTGGCGCCGGGACCACTGGCGTAGCCGCGCTTCGCACTGGACGCAAAGCCATTCTGTTTGAATTGACGAAGCCCAACTGCGTCTTGATCCGCGCCCAACTGGGGTCCATTCCATGACATTTCAATGCGGGTATTGTCGCGGACAGAAAACCCCACCTCGGATTTACCCGACGTGGCAAGACCTTCTTGACCATTTACTCAACGTGCATCGTTATAAAATTGAGGGTAACAAGTTGGTCCGTCGATGACAAAAACCGACGAGCTTCGTAACGCTTGCAAGACAAAGGGAGTTAACTATGTCGAAGGCCGTGGGAACCCTCGAAGTCCTATCTGGCTTATTGGTGAAGCTCCAGGAGCAGATGAAGACCAACAAGGAGTATCATTTGTTGGTGCAAGTGGACGGGAATCTGATCGCATGTTGTCTGAGACCGGGATCAGTACCGGGGATTGCTATTACACTAACCCCTATAAGATCAGACCGCCCGATAATAAACTGGAACGGTTATCCGAGATGGGAGTAGCTACGCAGTTGTTCGAAGAACAATTCTACGAGGAGCTAAATGTCTACAAACCCGTCATCATCATTGCGCTTGGCGCGACTCCGCTTGGACTTCTGTGTCCATCTACTATCTCAAAGAGAACAAAACACGCTGAGATATCCAAATGGCGCGGTTCGTTATTATGCAGCGATTTCCTCAAGTGGGAGCACTACGTGGTGCCTTCTTTCCACCCGGCGTTCTTGTTCCGGGCCTGGGACGAGCGCCAAAACGCCGTCCTCTGCCTCGCTAAAGCTGCTGAAGAACACGCCTACTGGCGTCAGCACAAGCAACTGCGTCCGGTTCCCCAGCGCCGACTCATCGATTCCCCGAGTGCGGACGACGCCATCGACTATCTTACCGGAGTTTTATCTTCCCCCTCGGAGACAGTGGTTTCCATCGACATCGAAAACATAGGCGTCTATCATGGAAAATACAAAACCAAGCAACGTAATCGAATTCCATATGTCATCGGATTTAGCACAGATCCCCTATGCGGTATCTCAATCGGATTGGCAGAATACGAATGTACTAGAACTCTCAAAATCTGGCGACTTATCAACAACGTGCTGCGCACGAAAAGACAACTCGGGCAGAACTATTACACTCATGATTTACCCTGGTTGCAGTATATCGGATTTGATGCATCTGCTGCACTTGTTGAAGATACGCTTGTTCGACATCACGTTCTTTGGCCAGAACTATCGCACAAGTTGGACTACCAAACCTTCCAGTACACCCGTGAACCGTACTACAAACAAGAAGGACAAAACTGGACGGTTAAAGAGAAAGCGAAGCTAAAAAGATATAATTGCAAGGATGTCTGTGTCACCTTAGAAATCTACGAAGCTCAGGAGAAAGAGTTTGCGGAACGCTCGACATCCAAGAGTGCCTAAGATCGAAGACTTACATCTGTTTATCATGAAAGACCCGATAAAAGGATGTTGGATTTGGATTAGGACAACTCCGACTACAGGTGGTTATTGTCAAGTGCAGCCTCCTGGCGACAAAATGGTTTACGCTCATCGTTGGGTTTATGAGTGTCTTGTTGGACCAATCCCTGTAGGATATGATTTACATCATACTTGTCTTATTCGAAGATGTGTAAACCCAGATCACCTTGAGCCTGTCCATGAAACGAAACACAAGAAGAAGTTTCATTCGCGGAGGTTACAACGTGCCCATTAAATACATTCCACGCCAACGTCGCGAAGGCGCAAAGGTTCCCGAGGGTCTCTCCGTAACTGATTGTTTATGTCGCGTTCATATCTATATCCGCCGCGGAGACCAGATAGCCACCATTAAGCTACCGAAGCGATGTTGGGTCAGTGCCTCTCCAAAAAGTTCGAATTTTGGGATGTATTACGAGGTTTACACACGATGACACATGAACTCAACTTCCGCGATCCGGGTCTGCTGTCCGCGAGGGACTACTATGAACTTTATGAAATGCCTTTGGCGCGTACTTTCTACGAAATTAACCAACGCGGAGTTGCAATTGATATTACCAGACTTAATGCCTTACGAAGTTTCGTACAAACTGAACTTCAACAACGTTGTTCGGATATCCAGAAACTCGTTCCTGGTAAAACTGTTATTGCTCAGGCACCTCTTAAAGGTAAGCCTTCGCCAAACGTACTTAACTTATCGTCGCCGCCGCAGATTCTCGAACAACTAAAAGCCTTCGGCATGACGCCGCCCAAGAAAAAACGAGCCGACAATAGCTGGAGCGAAAGCTCCGATGAGGAGTCGTTAAATGAGCTTTTCGCCCAAACGGGTCATCCTTTCCTCAAAGAACTGTCTCGAATTCGCGAACTTAACAAGCTGCTTGGTACATATATTAACGTCGAACTCGAACACGATACGCTCTTTGGCGCGTACTTCGTTACTGGAACTGTCTCTGGACGCAGAAGTTGTAGAGAGAATTATCTTGGACTTGGATCAAATCTACAAAACCAACCAAAACACACGGATCTTGCTGAGAAATATCGAGAGTGTATTAGAGCTCGCGAAGGCCGTGTCTTCGTCAAATGCGACCAAGTCTCCGCCGAAGACTGGTTAGTAACCGGACTGATCGCTGACATCGCTGGCGACTACACCGGCTTCAACGAGCTTACGCAAGGCGTCGATCGACACGCAAAGCTAGCCGCGTTCATCTTTGGCAAACCGATCGACCAATGCGGTAAAGACACCCCGTTGCGGTTCATGGGAAAGAAGGTTCGGCATGCTGGCAATTACGATATGGAAGCCTTTCGATTCGCGGCTGAAATGGCAAAAGAAGGTCACGTCGTCAACGAGGCTTTTTGTGGGTGGCTGCTCGACCGTTTTCATACGGCCAATCCCGGGATTAAAGGCGTTTATCATCATTATGTCCAGGAACAGCTTCGGATTCATCGGTGTCTCACGACACCCTTTGGTTTTGTACGCCAATTCTTCGGTCTACGAGATTACGGAGACAACAAGAAAGTCATGAAGGAGGGTTATGCACAAATCCCGCAAGGAACGGTCGGTACGAATACTGGTTTCGCGATCCTTTGGCTTGAAAACAATCACCCTGGGCACGTCATCCTCGACGACCACGATGCCGTCACGCTTGAAGTGCCAGACAACATGGGTAGCGTTAGCGATGCGACGGCATGGCTACAAGAAGCTTTCAATCGAGTTATCAGACTCCCAAGAGGACTCGAATTTAAAATACCAATTGAAGTGGAGTTAGGTTATGATCTCGGACACATGAAGACGGTAAAATGCGAATTATCAAACAAGGCTGGATTGAGACGTATTTACGATGGATTGGCGAAACCTCAGAAAGCCCCGACAGCTTCCACCAGTGGTCAGCAGCCACAGTCATCAGTGGTGCCATCAAACGTAGTTGCTGGATAAACCGCGGTGATTTCAACTTGTTTCCGAACATGTTTGTCATACTGGTAGGACACACAGGGCTAGGTAAAGGTCGAGCGATCAATCCTGCGGTCAGCTTGCTGCGCGAGGCTGGCTGCGCCAACATCCTCAGCGATAAGCTGACGATACAATACATTCTGGAGAAAATAAGTGATCGAGGACTGGCCGCCACGCACGCTCAGATCGTGGGTAACGCTGGGGGAACTATTAGTATTAGTACTGACGCTTCGTGCTTTATTTCGGCACCGGAAGTAGAGGATCTGTTAACAGCTAGCGATGCTATGGCTTCGCTGAAAGAGTTATGGGAGGCTAAAGATGGACCCTTTGAATACGGAACAAGAGGAAAAGGACTCGTCAAAATCGCGAAGCCTTGCCCGACGTTACTGGGTGGTTGTACTCCGTCTCAGATTGCAATGTTGTTTCCTAATCATGCTGTTGGGGGTGGCTTTGTACGTCGTGTATCGTTTGTGTATGAACCCGAGAGACTCAAACGCATTCCTTGGCCTTTGCCTCGTAACGGTAATGACATCGTGCGTGATTCTCTGGTTAACGATCTCCGACACATAGCACAGCTACGCGGTCAATTCAAGTTCGATCCCATAGCATCCGATATGTTTACCAAGTATTACAACTCGACTGGATGTGATGAGTTCGCTGACGAAGCCACGGCTAGCTACGACACCTCACGTCCGTTCCACGCCATGAAACTAGCGATGGCGCTGACGCTGTCGCGTGACGACAGTCTCATCATTAATTTTGTTGACATGAACCGGGCTATCCTGATGGTCAACCAGTGTAGTGCCGACTTGCGTAAAGTGTTTCGGGCTGTAGGCGACAGCGAGCAGGCCGTCATCATAGACAAGGTAATACGGTTCATCGAGAAACGAAGCAAACTGACTTACGTCACGCACCAGGACTTGATGTCCGCGCTCTGGCGTGACGTCGGTTCCACGCAAAACCTCGATGTAATCCTAGCGACGTTGGAAGCCGGCGGCATCGTCGCTACGCGACAGAAAGCCAATCTGACAACGTACCACATGGTCAAAGTCAAAGTTCCCAGCAATTTAATCCAATAAGAGAGGTGTTAATATGAGAGGCGATGCTTTGGCATCAGGTCAACGTAGTGCAACATTCACCGGTCCCAGGCTCAAATTCACCGAAGGTGAAATGCGAGAAGACCTTCACAACATATCGGCGATCGAGTTCATGGCTAAATACATGATGACCGCTCGCGAGTACGCCATGCTACGGAATTCTTCCAGCGATGAGAAGGTCTCCGCGTTTGCTGAGGAAATGCAGCAGCGCGCCGACTTGTACAACCGTCAACTGGCGACCGAGAAAGCTCAAGAAGACACGCTGAAACGTGACTGTCCCATAACCCCGTTCTTACCCGTTGGCGTTGTGGGACGTGTCATTGTGTCACGCGACGGTCCAGCGGACAAGCCGTCGAAGATCCTTCTGCCGAAATCGATGCGAACCGACAAGACGTTGTTGCCGACCACCGGTCATGTTATCAAGGAAAGCATCTGTGCTACAGACGCTCTCAGCGAGAGTCAGGCCGGTTACTACACGTTGATGGGCAAACGTATTCTGTTCTCACCCATGTCGGGAACGGCTATCTGTTTTAAGGGTTACCCAACGTGGATTCAGCTAGAGTTGACAGAGATCCTAGCCATTGTTGACAAAGAAGACGTCGAATTACAAGACGAAACCCTGGAGCCGATGGTGTAACTATGACAATCACTGAGCTAGTCGACATCTGTTACAAAGCCGCCTGCGACAAAGGATGGGGGGAGAAACCCGTCCCGGTCACAGAGCAAGTTGCCTTGATCCATTCCGAGGCTTCCGAAGCGCTGGAGGCTTACCGTAACCACGAACCAGTAAGTTGGATCGACAAAGACGGCAAACCGCAAGGCATCGCCTCGGAGTACGCTGACATCTTGATCCGCGTGGGTCATTACTCGAAGCTTCTAAAAATCGATCTCGAAGCCGAGGTCCAGCGTAAGCTGGCTTACAACGCTACCAGACCACATCGTCACGGAGGCAAGGAATGTTAGTCGACGCAATCGGTAACCCGTTGGTCAAAGGCGACCTAGTCATGCTGTCGCGTGGCGATCAACAGTTGATGGGGATTATAGTGAGTATCAGTGAACCGTCTTTGATCGCGCCCGGCAAAGCTCAAATGGCGATGCCTGGACAGGTCCAGATCGGTTTGTTACCCGTCACAACGATGTTCGACCAAGCTAACCCACGTTTAACAGACACCGTCAAACTGGTGAAACCACCCAACTTTGGACAGAAAGAAAGCTGACTAGACAAAAACAGAGGCGCCGCGAAGCGCCTCTAGTCTTACAACCAGTGTCCACGAGGAGTGTTCTAAAACCCTGGTGCCTTCTTAGCGAAGCGACCGCTGTAGCCAGAAATCTTCTTCCCGCGGTCGGTCTTCTTGAACTCCGACGTGCGTTCCGTCGTAGCAGCCGTACCGCCGACGGTAACGCTGTGCTTGCTCCCTTGGTTGCCGTGTGAATCATGCTGCGACGGAGAGCATTCCAATTCATCGCAGATGCGCTTGACCTCACTTCGTGAAACGTCGTTGTTAGCCACCAAAGCCACCTTTCTTCGCGCCCTTCTTGGCGTCTTTCTTGAGTTGTTTTTTCACGTCTTTTTTGACGGCTTTCTTTACTTTCTTTGACATTGTCTTGACCTCCTCTTACAAGATCCGCTTGCGCGGTCTAACCGATGTCGATTGTCGATCCGTGCCGGTCTTTCACTGTCTGTTGCTCGGCGTCACCCTTCGGGTACTTATCGCGGTGCGGGTCGAGTTGCTGCGGCGAAGCCTTCAGCTTGCGTTTCATCTCAACGATGTCTTGCTTGTGATGACGCGGGCCGGTGGGCATTTCTTGTTTCATTGTGGGTCTCCTTAGACGGTTTCTTCGAAACTATCTTGCCTTCCACTGCCACACCAAGGTCTTTGGCGTGTTTCAACGGCTTCACTCTTGGGATCATTAGAACACCCCTGTTTGTTTGATTGTGATTTTCAAAAATCTCTGCTCGAAAGGTTCTCCGTAAATGTTAATTGATGGTTCTGTTTCGTCAATAATCCCAACGACTTTGAAGGTCCCAGATGTCACATGCTCCAATTCACGAGTGTGATTAAACGCTTCCATGCTTACACTGTGATGCTCGCCGTCGATCTCAAGCATCACGTTGTTTCTTTCCGCGTTTTTACCGACGTCCATAAACGCGTCCATGTTCATGAAGTTGACGGCTACACCTTTGTCAGACGCAAACGACGACAACGGCAAGTTGATATCATCCCCAACACGAAGCGACTTAAATAAACTGAAATTTGCGTTTCCTTGCGATGTGTCTTCAAACGACATCCCACGCGACAACTTCGTCGTATTGGGTTTCGACTCACGGATTGTCTCAAAGAGAGCCTCCGCGTGTTCAATGGCTTCTTTAACAGGCATGATACGTCGTTTATCAATAACACCATCAAAAAGTGTTGTGTCACCTATCCTATAACCTTGGTCGCTCCACCCGCTAGTCGCCCGTGGTTCCATGCCAACGGCAAGTCGACTTCCATTGACAATACCCGAATTGTTATGCACGTAATGTCTTGCAGCGTCAGCCACGACCTTGAAATGAGGATTCGTTTTATACATACCCAACAGGTGCTCGGCGTAGTTTCGATATTGAGGTCTCAACGTCTGCTTGAAATTAGGATCTCGCGCAGTGCTAACGTCAACCGCGGTGAAATTACGCGGAGGTTCGTTTAGGATGTCTCCTATCACGCCTGATGCCTTGCCGGTGAACGCCGGATCGCGTTGCGACGCTGCTCCCGGCGGGTTAGGGTTCCTCCTTCGGATCTGAATCGTCAGGTCCTCGCGGCAGCGGCTCGTCAAGTTCGACCATACCAATCTTCTTAGCTAGATTAGTGGCCTCGTGAAGTGCTTCGACTTCGTCCCATTGTTTATTTGCTTCAGCTGCGGTTTTAGCCACATTTTTCAGGTTAGCGACCCATTCTTTGCCGCCTTCCAGTTTAGACAACGCTGCGTAGCCTTCCTCCAACGCGATCAAACGAGCCTCGTCACGTGGCACCGGCACGCCTTTTACGGTGTCCGCGCCCACCGGTGACGGTATGTTTTCCTGGCTCGCGCCAGCGCCTGAAGGCGCGCCTGACGCAGTCTGCGACGATGCCGTCGCGCGGTGACCCGCCACACGCATTCTGTCGGCGATGTGCTTGTTGATAGCTTTCATCTCGGCTGTAGTCGCCTTGCCACTGAGAGCGTGTTCCATCTCGGCGGTCATCTTTTTGATCTGCTCCGCCTCCATACCAGACTTGGCTGCGCCTTTGCGTTCCGATATCAAGTTGTCATACATGTACTTGTAATCGTATTTGTATGACTCTTTGGTAGCCAGCTCGCTGCCTTTCTTTGGTTTCACAGGCTTTGACGTTGTGCTGCTCTTAGCAGCACTTTGTTGCGCTGGCTTCGTTTCCTCGACAGCAGGTTTCGCTGGTTCCGTCACAGGCTTTGCTGGTTCTGTGACAGGCGCAGCCGGCGCAGCCCCGACCGGCTCGCTCTTAACCTCCTTGATAGCATACTTGGCTTTCAGCGCCGCTAGTTCTTCCGGCGTGTAGTTGGCACCGCCTTTTCCAGCACCCGCGGCTGACACCGTTTTTGGTGCGTCAGCGTAGCTGGCAGGAAACGACGGAGCCGCTGGCGCGGAGGCCGCTGCTGCCGCTGCCGGAGGCGCTGGAACCGCACCTCCACCCGCTCCCGGTGGTGCGCCCGGTGGAACCGTTGGCGCAGCCGGAGCACCCGTAGGGCCACCGCCGCCAGCGTTTGTAGGCGTTTTGGGCGGCACTTGCGGTAATATCGGCGCACCTGGCCCACTCGGTCCCGAAGGCGTAGCAGGCGCATTTGTAGGCGGGCGCAGGCGAGCAATAATGCTTTCCAGTGACTCGTAAACATAACTATGTAACGCGGCGCGTGTTGTACGCGACAACGGTCCATTCCAAGCAGAAGCGGCCACTATGACAGTTCCCAGAGCCGCTGCTGGCGCTGCGCCGAAGAGAGCTTTCAGAGCTAAATACGAACCAATCGTACCAAACGACTTAAACGCCATCCGTGCGCCTAGCGCGACTTTGTCGTCAAGTATCCTGGCGTACTCAGCGCGGACGCCGTTGCGCCATTCTATCAAATTGTGTTCTTCGAGACGAGCCTTGGTGATCTCTGGATCGACTTTGGTGATAGCATTATTGATGCCATCGCGGAGGTTATTGACAAACTCCTTAATCGCTGTCTTGGTATCCGGGGTCCAGTCGCCCATTGTACCGAGACCTTTTGTTAATTCAAGAGCTTTCTTAATGGTCAATTTGCTCAGGTCGATTTTTGTGGTGGCTCCAGTCTTGAAATCGACCTCGGTGCTGATCTGTTTCAAGATGCTTTGAAACGCTGCCCGCACTTGTCCTGTAACCAATCCACGAGAGTTAAGACGTGCTTGTTGGTTCCTGATTATCGGACCGATCTCGGCTTCCGCGTCCGCGGTGTGACCAGCAGCGTCGTGCTTTGCGGCAAGCGCGTCTTTGATTGCACCTTTCTGAATACGGATTTTTTCAACCTCACCAACGCTGAAACCATCGCCAGCTAGCTTCCTATAACCACCCGTGATACGTTCGTGGGCTGCTTGCAGCGACGGAGTCAAATTGTAGTCTTTAGCTGTGCCATCTTCAGCTAGCTTCGCTACCTTGTTATTGAGATACGCGGCTATTCTCTTATGAAATTGAGGACTGAGTTCGGTTTTTATTCCTTCTTTGAGAAGTCCAGTCGCGGACTCTGTCCCTTTACCAAACAGATACATCCCCATCGCTTTGCCGGTGGCACCACCGATGTCGCCTTTGCCGGCTTGCTTCGCTAGCTCGGAGGCTACTGGACCCAAAATGGGAACGCCAGCAGCCAAGCCCAGACCAAACGACTCAGAGTAACGACCTTGATGCCAGGCGTCCTTGGACTCCGCTAACAACTTGTCACCAGGGTCCAAGACAAACTGTTTCATTGCTCGATTGACGTTGTGATCCGTCTTACTATCGAACAACGTATTGGCCATCTCCTTGGTGCCTTCATACGCGGCTTCGATGCCAGTTGAGGCGTTTATCAGCATGTTGGGCGCGGTGAAACCATAACGTGTTGGAAGACGGGCTTCGCCTTCTTCTTTGGGTCGTTGCGATAGCAACGATGGATCACTTCGGTAATCGACCTGAGGCTTCGCTGGCGCTGGCGCTGGCGCTCCCGGTGTCAACGGCGGCGGGGTCCCCTTCAACGGTGGAGCCGCCATCAGATTGTTTTGGATCAGTTTAGCTTTTATCTGATCGTTGGTTAAACCCTTCTCCATCTCCGCGTAGCTACCATCAGACAACGGGACGTAGTCGTACTTAGGGTCAAACTTCTGTGGTGCTTGCGATGCTTGCGATGCTTGATCTTGTGGAGGCATATCTTTAGTGTAATTTACGTATCACGATGCCAGCCGGTGGCTTCGATTGGGGAGCGTTGGGTTGATCAGTAGCACCAGACGTCAATGGCATTGGTGTATCACCAGCACCGCTGGCCGCGTCAATAGGTGGTAACAGACCGCCTTTTTGATAACCTTGTTCATCTGATTGGAGATCGCTTATCTGTTTGTCCAGAAACTGTTGTTGAAGATCGAGGTCTTTGAGCATCGCTTGTTGCTCGCCGAAGTCATCATCGTGCATGTAACCAAACAAATGTGTTGTCTTGTCGATGTGATCTTGGACATCTTTGCGGTGCTTTTCGACCGCCTTTAACTGTTCAATGTAACTCTTCGCGCGCTTCGATAGACCATCAGCAATTGTCTTTGCTACCTGTTGCTTACGTGTCGCCATAATGCTAGCGACGTCTCTACGACCAGCAACCTGCGTTGTAGCCACGTCTTTGCGACCAGCTACATTGCCAGCAGCGATTCGTTCTTTGCTGGCGTTGTTTTTGTCCGCCAAGCCATCCCAAGCCTTTATTCGACCTTGCAACAATGTTATCTGTGTACCGGTTTGTAACCTGGCTCTGTCTAGATCAGATTGCAGCTTTGCTGTCTGAGCTTTCCCTTTCTCCGCCGCCAGAAACTCATCTCTCTCCGTATGCTGGCCCATCTGATCCGTTTGTTTATCCGTCTTACCGGCCTGCGAACGAGCTAGATCCGCTTGACTTCGTTGTCGGTCTTCGATGGCCTGCATCTGACGCATGCGTTCTTGCATTTGCTGGTCCATCTGAGCTTTTTCGTCTTCTTTCTTCTGATCACGATAAGCCTGCTGGATACCCTGCGCCGCTGCCGACGTCGGATCTTTCATGGCCTCATCGACCATCTTGACGAACTCTTTGTCTTTCTTGGCCAACGCTTTAGCGATGTCTGGATTCTCCTTTGCTTTCTTCTGCATAGCAGACGCAGACGTAGGGTCCATCTTATTAGCGATCCACTCGTTAGCCATCGCTCGATACTTGGTGATCTTGTCCTGAGTTATCTTTTGCTTGATAGCGACAGCCGCAAACGGCAGCGCAGCGATACCGCTGGCGCGGATACCAGATTGCTGCTTCGCGGGTTGATTGCTTTGCGCTACGCCGGGGATCAAAGGCGAAGCCTTACCAGACGCCAGTTGCATGTTGCCGGGTCCCATCTGAGGCATCGCACCGCCACCGCCACTGGCGTCCGGTGCACCGCCTTGACCCGGCATTCCCGGTGGCGGCATCCCCGGCATCGGCGGAGCGCCCGCTGGCGCGCCACCTGACGGTGGAGGCTGACCACCCGGCGCAGCCCCGCCTTGTTGATTCTTAAACATCTGCGCTAGCTGTTGAAGCAACTGCGGTGGTATCATCGCTGGACCGCCCATACCAAACCTCCTAGAATCCTACGGCTGTACCACCTGGTGTCGAGAAGCCAGACCCTTGCAGCGCGCCGATCGTCGAGTTGATGTTCTGCCACGTCGACGGTGATTTCGTGGTCGGCGGGAACAACGCGCCGTAGTTACCGATCATCGAGTTCATCGGGTTGTTTTGTGACTGGTCCTGTTGGAACTGTTGTAGATACTGACCGATGGCATTCTGGTCAATCTGCTGCAAGCCGCCAGCCATTGATGTCTGGGCGGTCTGCAAGCCTTGTGCAACCGGGATCTGGCCTTGCAGAATGTTCTGTTGCTGCAACTGACCCAACAACGCATTCTGGTCTTTTTGAGTCTGCTGCGAGTAATCAGACATCGCTGTGCCAAACGGTGACCCAGCTAGGTTACCCATACCAGCGAACTGTTCTTGCAGGTTAGCCTGTCCCTGTTGAATACCTTGCTGCTGCGCTTGCACCATCGACTGCCATTCGGGTAGCGCGCTGATACCTTGCGACGCAATAGTGTTCAACGTGTTGGCGCCCGGCATACTGCTTTGACCGCCCTGCAACGCCTGCATCAATTGTTGCAGCATCGGATTCAGCGGGGCGGTAAGTTGACCCGGTGCTGTCGAACCACCGGTAGGTAACGGCGTCGCCTGGTTGAAAGGCGACATTCCTTGACCGATTTGACCCGCCAAATACGTCGCGAAATCGTTGCCCAGCCACGGATACTGCTGTGGCGTCGCCATATTATTGGCACCAATATCCGTGCCGCGCAGCGACCCACCGGGACTGTTGGTCTGGAACGGAGCGGAGCTACCTTGTGTCGGAGCTTGATACGGATTGTTCGCAGGCGGCGAGTTGTTCGCTTGCACTGGATTGTAAAATCCACCGGCTGCACCGCCCGACTTCACTGGCATAGCCGTGTTACCGGGCGTCGTCCCGTAGGGCGAGCTACCAAACTGATTGCTTCCCGGCGCAGTTCCAGCCGGAATCCCAGACGACGGTATGACGTTGTTATTGAAATATCCAGCAGCAGCAGGTGATGTCGACATAATGACCTCCTACAGACTAAAGTCTAGCTTGTCCCCCAACACGATCCCTTCACGATCGGACGAAGCGGTTGTTGCTGCATCCACGCTTCCGCGCGGCGCTTTGTCTTAACGGAGGCGATCAAGCCCGGATTGTCATTGGGGTGCGCGGGGTCGCCCCACAGCATCGTCTTGACCTCCGAGGCTTTCTCGAACTCCAGTAACTCCATGAACCCACGCATTGCTGCGCCCCATTCCAAGACTTCGTACCATTCGTTAGGCAACAAAATTGGAGTTTGATTCAATTGATTCAACGTGTTAAAGTAATCAGTAAACGGATGCCGTCGCATGATCCGCGCTTGGACTTGATAGTTCTTGTTCGGTGGCGGATCGAAACCGATTGTGTTGCCAAATCGATACCACTCCGTCGGTAACGACGGGTACGACGAGAATCGGTCCGCTTCTTGGTAGTGACCTGGCGACAGCTGCCGGCGATTCAAATTCGTTGGGTAATCCACCCAGATCATGAAATCCAGCGTCTTAATGTTGTAATCCGTCGCCAGAGAGATAAACTGTGTTTCGGGATACTCCTGTACGGCTGTCGCTGACGTCCCACCAATCAAATTAGTGATGGCTCCATAGATTTCCAAGTCTGGAAACGAATCACGATAGTCGGGGTTTCCGCTGATTTCAATGATGGTATCGCGCAGCCAGCGGTCAATACTAGCCGTCTCTGACGTGCGGTTTTCCAGCTTCAAAATGGTCTCTGTTTCCAGATTTTGCAGTATCGTTGCCATATAACCTCAGAAAACCAAAATTCTCACCGTCGCGCCAGCTTGCGACGATCTCAGAAATATCTTCGTGGCGGTCCACGCTGTCGGTGATGAATACACAGCCATAGGAAAGTTGCTACCTACCAGGATGTAACCGTACGGTACACGACCCAGATTGTGCAACACGACGTCGTCGCTGCCGGCGGTCCCTGACACGTATACACAACTAACCGCATCAAGATTGATACAAGGCACCACGCTACCAGCAGACTGCGGAACGCCTGCCCCAATCTCCAGTTTGCCGTTAACAGCCGTTGCGACCTGCTCGTATATCTGCTGCAACGCCTGCCACCACGGTGCCTTCGGTATCGGCGGGGTCGTCAATTGAACCGGGATTTTCATCGGTTGCCGCCTTGCACTTCGCCGCCGACGTCAAAGACGGGCGCGAATTCCACCATTCCTACAAGCTGGCTCTTAGGACCGGATATCTCCCATGTAATGAACTTACCACTAATAGAAAACGCCAGTACTTGCGTCATCGTGTTACCGGACCCTGTTCCAACGGTCACCGTTTGTATCTGCGATTGACCTTTCTCGTTAGACACCCGCACGTTGAAAACCGATCCTGCGGAGTAGTCTTCGGTCAACAAACGAAACTTCTTGACGGTGTGATTATGGCGCGAGTCATCGAACGTCAGTTGACCAGACTTAATGTACCACCCATCCGTGATATTGATGGACCCGTTTGTGGGGTAAACACCCGATGTAGTCTGGTCAAAGAACGACACCGTATCAGCGATACCATCAGAGATACCCATCGTATCTAGCGATGTAGCGTTGCTCAACGTCGCTGGCGACCACCCTTGCGTCGCGATCGTACCGATCAAGTCTTGAATACGAATGAGTTTCTGCAACGGCACGCAGCCACATGGTCCTACAAGTTGACCAACTGGGAAAAACAACTGCGTCCAGTTCTGCTCATCGAAATGATATATCCAAGCCTTATTAAGACTAGGCATGAACAGCCAATACGACTCGTACTCAAAGCCGTTGGCGTCCGACATGATAAAGCCGTAAATGTTATTAAACGTTGCCAAAAACAAGTCTTGAAAAATACGATTACGTGCGCCCAACCTGCGGTTGCCGTCAATGGGATGCGAGCCGATGCCGATGCTTTGTGTGCCATCAAAGATGTAGATGTCGTCTTTGCCAACGTAACAAGCGATGATTTCACCAAACGACGCCACGCCATACGGCAGAATGCTACCCTTGGATCGACTACCCATCGTGATGAACTGAAATGGCACCAGACCGTTACCCGTAGGCACTATCTGCGTGATGCCCCACTGCTGAAAAGCGTACCCCGCCTGATACACCGACGCCAGTCCGTTGATCGGCCCAAGCGGGTTGAACAGGTCCGTTTGACCGCTGTTAAACGAAGTCCAGTCCAACCCGTTACCCGCACCCGACCAGTGTATCCTGTTAGGCGCAGCCACCGCGCCTGCTTCAATCGTGTTGGCGGACAGCAAGTGAAACGCCAGTCCACACACGTACTTCGATGGCACCGCGGCAGGCGAAGCCGGCGAGAACGATGTAGTGAAACCGTCCCACACCATCACGATGTTCGACTGCTGACAAAAATACAGCTTGTAACCGATAACATCCCATTGCATGAACTGCAACACGTTGCCAGACAGATTCATGCTGACGGCTACCGGCAACGCCGACGGTGTAAACACCGCGCCACTCGTAACCCCGGTCCAAGGTGCTAACGCACCAGCAGAGCCAGTTAATCCTGTTATTGACATCGGCCCAGCGCCGGGAACCGGAGCTACATTGACAGTGGCTACGCCAGCGTTACCGGGCTGCGATATCACCTCGCCAGCCAAAAACACACCGCTCGTCACGACGCCAGCTACGTTGTAACTGGACGCTCCAGTGATTTGAATCCACGCTCCACCGATGTAAGCGTACATCTTGGTGGGGGTCCAGACCACAAAAATCCTGGCCCCAAACACGTTGAAGAAGTCACCCAAGCCAATGATGATCTCACCAGACGGTGACGTCAGTGGGGTAAACCCAGGAAACGTCCGGCAGTGTGACTTACGAAACATCACATTCTGTACTTCCGCGAAGCCGCTGCGCCCTATCTGCGAGAGCGCGACTTCAGACTGCAAGCCGCCAAACGGTCCCTGATATAGGTAATCAGGTAGCTCGTCTTGACGCTGCGAGTTGGGAGGAACACCGGCCATTACAGCAACTCCACCATGAATCTTCGAAAAGTCTGTTGATCGCTATTGACACCGTTTTGAAGCTGAAGTGTTACTGAACTAGCGACCGCTGTGTTAACCGCTCCTGCGATGCCAGCACCACTCGTATTGATGATGCCATTGACTCCATCAGCCCCTCGATAACTATTGCTCATGTCAGCGGATTGAACGACTAAACTATTAGCATTAAAAATATGAAGAACTGAGCTAACAACAGTGTTGTTCATCACATTGTTAACGTAACTCAACTGTCCTAGTATTGTGGCACCCAGAAGAATATTCAAGGTCGCACCCACAACACCTTGAGTGTTAATCACGAATGAAAACGTTATCCGAAGTATTGACGTCGTGGTTAAAATCGGAATAGCCGTTGTGTAAATGGTATCAATTGAAGTAGTGCCAGTATGAACAACTGGAGTCGTGTTTTTATACAAAACACCACTGGGAGCTTTCAAAGAGCCGGTGACATCAGTCCACGCTGGATTCACAAATTGATATATCTTGCCGGTGTCCGTCGCAAAAAACAACATGCCGTTCCAGTTGGCAGGCTGCGCGTCACCAGCGAAATTAGGCTTCGCCGCGTCAAGACCAGACAGCGAGCCCATACGTTGCTGTACGTCAAGGCGGAAATTACGCAAGTCCAAGCCAAGTTGATTGGCTAGCTGCGAGTCGGGCGGTTGAGTTGTGTCCCACACATTCGTAAACGCCATTACGACACCTCTTCGTGAACGTTGTTAATCTCGACGCCAGCGGCGCGCAAGTCTTCCAAGTCATTGTTGAAACATTTCGCTAAATCAGTTCTGTATTGTTTGTCCTTCAAGCGTAGCTTTTTGCAAACATCTAGCGGTTTCAGCATAGCCATCACCGGGCTAACACTGCGTCCTGTGAACAAACAAATAATGCCCCATCCACCTGCGGTACACAGACCCACGTCGTTTTTCTTCACGTTGTACAGATACATTGATTCCATCATCTCTCTGGTGATACCGCGGATAGGAATGTTTTCCTCAGCCGTGTGTTTCTCAGTGGGCCAAGGAGGGATTGTAATACGAACCGATCCAGCAAAATTTTCTCGAAGGTCCAGTTCACTGACTTCCCCTCTAGCAACATCCTCAAAGAATCTTCCGAGACCACCTTTAACAAGCTCCCAGAGCAAGGTGGGAGAAGCATCATAACCAAAGCGTGGAGTGAATTCAAGTCCGTAGAAGTCCCCGGTTCCGGTGACAATGGCGTTGACATCCAGCATTCCATGATAACCCATCCGCTTCGCCCAGGGTACAAGCTTCTTCGCCTGAGAACACGCCGAGCAGCCGCGGCAGAACCACGTCAGGTTACCCAGACAACCGCCGCTGGGTCCTATGTCATCGTTCATCAATTCTTTGCGTTCCAGCGTGTGGTTCGTTAACGGTTCAATTAACGTGCCGTTCTGGAACCACATCTCTGTGCTCAAGGCCGTGCCTTTTTCGAAGGCTTGTAGCTCGAACAACGGGTCGGCGATGTCAACGTCTTTGCTGACGTTTTGTAGCATCTCCACCATATCCTCGGTGTCAAACGGCACATGCGAAGCCGACAGATCGCCTAGTTGCTTCGACGGCTTGTAAACCCACCTTGTGTCGGAGTTCTCCGTGACAAACTCAATGGCATCCTCAAACGACTTAAACGTCTTTGTCTTGGGTACATCGATACCAGCTTGCTTCATCACGCGATAGCCGAAGGCACGGTCACGTTCTAGTCGGTCAGCCAACATGCTACCGCCTAGCACAGCGAAGCCTTGGTCGCGGATGTAATCGGCAATAATGCCGTTGCCTGTCGTATCAAACACAAAGACATCACTGCCTTCGGCATCCTCTAACAGATCGTCGACATCGCCAACCTTCTCAATCATGTTATCGCCGATCAGACGGGCGTCGTTATGCCTTGCCCACATCCGTACGGGATAACCTTCATCTTGTAACCGGACAGCGAAGCCGAAGCCATCAGCCGTTTCCGACACCAAATTGAAGCGAGTTGATCGTTGTTTCATATTCTTTCCAAGACAAACCCAGCATACACACGATGATACGCTCTACGCCAGTAGCGACGCAGTGTTGTTTATGATACGGCGCCCGCGGGTCATCGCCTGGCTCGTCGTAGTTGTCAGGCGTGCGCGTGGCTTCATACGCCATGTCAAACGAATCTACTTCGTCCGCTGATATACCGGCGTAGCGACACAACGCACATTCAACCAACTCATGCACGGCAACGGCCATCTCCATGCGCCAGTTGCCCATGTCACTGATGTGAAAACACCACGTTGCGTCGGGTCCGTAAAACCAATCCCCGACGGTCTCATAACGTTGCTGCGAGTGTGGTACGGTCTTAATTTCAATACGCAGTCCCATAACATGGCCTAGAAGTCGTCCGTGTTGTCTTCCGTTCGTTTCAGGATCTCAGCTAACGCCGGTTCCTGAACCGGGTCGCTAAGCCTCTGACGTATGATCGTTTGCCGTCTGTCGACAGTACGTGTACGTTGTGGGTCGTCCAGTCCCGCAGGGCACACTATCAGACCATCTTGACGTGTTAACTGCGAGACTGGATAAGCCTTTTGATGGCAATCACAATGATGCCACGGCGTTCCGGTCCATCCCGACCCACTCTGTGACGGCATACGACACCTCCTTCACCGAAACACACTGACGTTATGTTGTATCGCACAGCATAACGTCTGCTGTGTTTACGGCCCGTTTGAACCCCAGGTGCCGAGCCAGTTCGTCGCGCCGGTCGAAAACCGCATCGTGGCGATCTGTTTAATGGTCCGGGTGTCGAAGTCATCCGAGAAGTCTTCTTCCAGAGGTTCACGATTCATGAACTTCAGCGAATGCGCTTCTTTGTCGCCCACCAGAAACCAAGCCGAGGTGCTGGTGAAGTAATGACACACGAAGTACATCAAATCCTCTTTGATCAAAGAGTTGATCTCGTTCGTGGCCGTGTATGGTTTGTGCGGCGAGCCCAAGACTTCTCGAGCCATCCACTTCAGTTCCGGTGGAATCACCAGATACTTCGGTTTCATGCTGATCGGCAAGCCTTGTGAGTCAATCAACCGTTCGAACATGTTGATAGCCAATTGAATCCCAGTGAAACTGAGGTCAATGTCTGTCAACGGACGGTTCGGGTAAGTGCCCGCAGCAGCGATAATTGAGCCGACACCCGGCCCAATGTTCGTCGCCTGCGTGCCGCCTAGCAGCGGATGTTGGGTGTTAAACAGCGTCGCGCCGTCAATGACCGTGGTCGTGGTGAAACCCAGGTTCAAGACATTCCAGAACTGGATCTCTCTCACGAAGTGAGCACTGCGTGCCAGACACTTGGGAGCCTGATTGATCAGTTTGTACTGATCGTCTTTCACCAGTTCCCAGCTAGCCCTGACCCCGAGTGCCCACGGCGTGTGCAGATAACGTTTGGTGCCGCCTTGAATGATATCCTGGTACTGGACGGCAGTGCCTTCCAGCTTTGGCTGCATCGGACCCAGACCGCTGAATTCGACTTCGTCCTCGAACGCAGCGTCGGAATCCTCTATGTTAGCAATGTACGAGTATTCCTCGTCGCGTTGCTTGAGATCCAAAAAATGGACAAACAGGTCGTGTAGACCCGGCGCCATTAACTGGAAGTACTGTCCGCGTACCATCATAACGTGAAACCTCCTTAATCGAGAACACTTGCGTCTGCCGACATTACGCCGGGATTTGCGATACCGCAGGCAAGAACGAGAACAACACGCCGCGAAGCGTGTCGACAGCGTCAAAGCCAACGATCGTTAACACGGCGCTGGCGCCGGTCTTGGTTTTGTCGACGAACCAGTGGTTGTCCGAGTCCTTGGTCATCCCGTACTGCTTGCTGATATCGGTTGCCAGCAATGTCTGCGCGGGGCCGATCTGACCGTAGAACACGGTGTCAGGAATCGCCAGCACGATACCCGTCTTGCCGTCGTTGAAGACCGGCCGCGACAGGTTCACACCCAACGGTTCATTCTGCACGGAGCCGAAGGCAACGCCACCGCCAGGTCCTAGCGGAATACCGACAGTGGTCAGGTTGGCACCGAATTCCTTCGCGATACCAGCAAGACCAATTGTAATAGTGACACCGTCCCAGGCTTTCAACCCGCCTGTCGCGGTGTTAACCATCAACGGAGTGCCTTGCAGAAAAGTCTGCGCGGCGTCTTCATTGAGACGTGTCATGCGCATCTGGTTGCCGCTGATCGTCTCTCGTTCTTGAATCAAAGCCGAAGCCATACCTGAACTCCCTTCTTAATACGAGTTAGTGTTGTGTTGCGTTAAGTTTTAGATGCGTCAGCCTGGCTTGCCAAATCTGCCAACGAACCTGTGTCACGAGCACCGCCCATGCGACCTAATTCCTTGCCGGCTACACCGGTTTTACCCAAGACTGTGTCACCCAGGTCGGCGACGCCCGGTGCAAACACACTCATAATAGGCTCGCCGCCCGCCGCCACGCGACGTTGGTTAACCGCGGCGACCGTACTACCCATTTCGCTCATGGCTGCACCGGCTGACAAGCGGCGTTGCACCGCAGCGTCACTGAGCGCCGCGGCGACCTGATGCTTGTACCGCAAGGCACCCAGATAGATTTTCCTGTCGATGACCATCAAAATGAGATCACCATTGATGTACTTCGTACCGCCTTCTTCCTCATACGGTGTCAACGAGGCATAACCCGGCTTGACGTCCGTTTTCTTGGCGACTCGCCAGCCTTGGGCCTTCGCTTGTGCGAAACGACGTGGATCAGTGAAGATCCACCTCGCGGCCAGGTTAGGCGAAGCCAATGGCACGTTGACGAAGTCAGGCAGTGTCATCGGTCTGGCGACAATATCATCGTCGAGTTCCGGCGCGCGGGTAAACGACCCACGCATCGGGACCTCTTCGAGTGGTGGTATCAACGACGCGCTAGTCATCGTTGGCACCGGTGGTGCGGCTGACGCCGCAGGCGGCGCAGGCGGCTTACTTGCTGGCGGTGGCTGGAACCGGGTATCTGGCATATGCTCCTTTCGATGACTGGCTGAGAGCAGCGGTTTTCTTACGTTCTAAGTACGCTTTTGGGTCGTAATGGAATTTGCGACAGACTTCTTCTTCGTCCGGCGTCAACTTCTCATCCGGTTCATCCTCATGCGGTAGCCCGCGTGAGCTAGGTTCGCTGAAAAAGTCAGTCCGGTCGGACTCGGCTTTCTGTATATCCTGGTCGTGCAAACCTTTGATGTAAATGAACATGTTCATCCACGACTGCGGCATGACACGCTGTGGCGGTGAGAACGTGTTGACGCCTTTCACGATCTCGTCTTTGTACTTGTTGTAAATCTTCAAGTCACGTGGGTTCAGGTTCTGCTTGAAGTAAATCTCCGCGGTCATCATGCCGCTGCTCAACGCGACCGCGCTCAGGCCAGTCATCCTTGAATCAACGAACTTCTCCGGATCAAGCCAGGGTGATGGCGGTTCTTCCTCGACAGGCTGTTCGGGCGGCCTCTGATTGGCTTCCAACTCCGTCATGCGTAGCCGCATTTTCTCCAGCTCAGACTTGTTAAGGTCGTTTTCTTCAGCGGCCTTCGCGCGCGCAGCCTCAGCTTCATCGGCTTTCTTCTGTGCAGCCTTAGCTTCGCGCAGATCCCTCGCTACATCCGACGGCGACCTACCACGTAGCTCTTCCGGGACTTCTTCATCCACATCAAATCTCTGACCCCATCTCATCTCACTCCCCTTTCATTTTTAAGATTTGTTCCAACGCCTCGACTCGTCCTTGATACCGACCAAGCTCGATCGGCTCACGCACTGACTTCAACTGCTGCAACGCTCGTTTGTAATTAACGTAGACGTCAGCTAGGAAAACCTGTCCATCTTCCGACTGCAAGCAGCGGCGGATCTTATCCCGCCGCACTGCCTCGGCGTCCTGCTCGCCTTTCTGTTTCACCAACATCTCTTCATACTCAGATTTCAGCATGTCACATGACCTTTCCGCCGCCAGCAGCGTCAGGCGGCATCAACGTCGGCGGCAACATGCCCGGTTGACCACCGCCTGGCGGCTGCCCGGGACCGGGCGGTAACGCGCCTTGCGGTGGACCACCTTGTGGCGGCTGCGGCGGAGGCTCCGTAAGATCCGGTATCTTCGGTAGTAGGCGGTCGACTTCGTCTCGATCAAAGTTCCGCAGCACGCTGACCATGAGTTCGCGAGCGGCGTGCAGCGCGTCTGTCGTGTATTTCTTGATCGGTTCGGGTGTTGTCGGTGTGCTGACAGCCTGCAACATACCAGCGATGCTGTTGTGGTATTTCTCCATGACTTGCGTCATCATCAAATCGGACTGTTTCTCAACCTCTTTGTTGATGCTGGCGTTACTGGCGTAGATAGGCAGCGCCATGCGACGTTCGATCAGGGCTTTCAAGCCCTCTTTGATAACGGGTCCCTTGGCACCGAACATTTCCAGCTTCTGATCATCGACACCAAACGTACCGTACTCTAAGCCCAACACACGTCCCAAACGGGTGTGCGCGTACCGTATATCAGTGATGTTCAAGTCCGTTCTGGTGTTGCCTTCTTGCATCAACGACAACGTCCCCATCGCCGTATACACACCACGTTTGGTGTTGGACCCAGCGCCCGCGCCTTGCATCGGCGGCGTGATACCGCTGCGTTTCTCAGCCAGTTCCAGGCTGAGTTTCTCGCTGTCGATTTCACCTTGCACCGGAAGTCCCATTTCCAACGGCTCGATTTCTTTCTGAGCCTGCATCTGCTTCGCTGGTAGCATCGCTCCCGGAAAGATCCGATAACCTTTATGCAGCTTGCTATCGGGATCGACAGCCCAGGCTTTGGTGTTCGCCACGGTGCCGTTGTCACGACGCCAGTTGTGGATCTCCGATATTTCCTCTTGGAACGGCAACAGGATTTCGCCGAAGCCCATACCAGGGAACATGTCATTGCGGTAAAAAAGTCTGGCTGCAATGTAGATTTCATCTGGATAGTAATGGTAATACGACCGCAGGATCTGCTCACTGCGCTCGTGATACCACACCATCAGCTTCGCAAAATGAGTGTCATCCACTCGATACTCGAAGTGACATTCGCAGATGTCCCATTCATCCGCGTGCGACGATTGCTGCGGGCTGACCTTCGCGTCTTGGTACTTTTGCGACTGCACCGAGGTGGGCCGGCCTTGTTGTCGGTCAGGCTGCGCCAGCACGTACTGGACCGCTACGCGGTCGTAGATCCCCCGCGCCTTACGCTCTTCAAGCTGGTGCTTGGACATCTGTATGATGTCGTATTTGAAATCCATCGCGTCAATGGTGGCCGCCGACACAGGGTACTTGAAGTTCTCGTATTTCAATTTCTCTGGCCGCGGACCTTCGTACAACGTCTCTCGATACCAACCGTTCTTGCCAGCACCCGAGCTGTCGCCAGCGGGGCCGTATTTGTCAATGACTCGCTTGATCCACGGCGCTTTCAGCACGCTCGTACCGAGTTGAATGGCTTCGCCGAACCACTCGTGATACACACGATACAAGTCGAGTTCGGCTGGCTCCATGCCCATATACTGAAAGAATTCTTCCAGCGAGTCGCGTAAGCCTGCTGGCGTCGACTTCGCGAAATCACCGACCTCGCGTATAGTCCAAAGCGGCCGCGTTTTCATCACTGCGGACATAACCCTAGCCAGCAACGTGTCAGCGTGTATCGCCACAATCGGCACAACAAGATTGCTAGCGTTATGCCACGGAAACTCGCGTACCTCTTCAGCCGGCACGGCTTCATAGGCTTTGCGCCATTTCACCACACCGTCGGTGCCATGCAACTTCGTCAGACCTTTGGCTAGCGCAGCTACGCGGTCTTTTAGAAAACGCTTCATGCGTGTTTCCGCGGCGCTGTCTTTAGCCAGCTTAAACGGTATTGGATCAAAATTGATCATTTCACATCCTTAAAACTAACACGACGCCTAGCCTACCTGTACACGTTTATCAAGAGTACTCCGCCAATTTTGATGTTTTGGCTATCTTGTTTCAGCTAGGCGCCGTGATGTTGTTTACGCGGCTGTCCCAAACGTCAGTACCATCTTGCCGGGCACTGTCGGGCTGTCGTCAACTTCCAGCGTGTCGGCACCCACGGTGCCTGTGACCGTATCAGTGCAAGTCACGTGCGCGGTGCGTGGGTTCACAGCTGGCGGCACTGGCTTGACAGCCTTGAACGTAGCCGAGCCGTCGGCGTTCTGTGTCAACGTGGCAATCGTTGTGTCATCAATAGCCCACACCACGTTGGCAGGGTTGAGTACAACGGCGTTGCCCTGTCCATCGGTTTCGACTTCCGAGCACGGCACTGTCTGGGTATCTGTCTCTTTACCTGGCATTTTAAACTCCTCTTGTACATCTGGATCGATCTGGTTGACGGACTGACCAAAATGCAACTCCATTTTTCCTGGCTTCTTAGGTCCGTTTTCTAAGAAGATTCTGATCTGACGGACTTCGTCAATCAGTTCTTGTAAACCTTTAACATCGATAGTAATGGTTATTTGTGACATTTTAGTATAAAGCTGATGCAATTTTTTCCACATCAGTACCCTCACTGACGTCGTTCCAGGTTATCACTTGAACGTAACCAAGTGTTGCTGGAAGCGTAGCTACAAGCGAGTTCCAGAAGCCACCGGACAACGCCGGTATAATGCGAGCCGGTCCACCTGCGGTGGCCGACACATTACGGTCCTTACCTGTACCGTCATTGAACTCCAAACAGACACACGGCAGTTGGATCACCGCGTTGGATGTCTTGCCTGGAAAGCGAGGCCACGAGAAATCGGGTCCGTTCATCCACAACTGAACGTTCTTACAAGCTGCCTGTACCGTGGTTCGATTACAGCCTGTAGCAAAGTCCAGCACCGGCACGCCGTAGCCGGACGCGCTTGGCCGTGCGGGTAGATATGACCTGGAGTTCAATATGATCTTTGTATCGGGATGGTTGAGCGCCAGTATCATAGCCTGGTCGATGTCAGCCTGTTGAGTGTACTTCACGCCGTTCTTTGAGCAAGTCCACGGGTCAAAGCAGAGCGCGAAAGGCATCTGGCGCTCCGCGCACTGAAGTGACATTTCCATGCAAGCGTCGTGGATAAACGGTGACACCGTAGGACCGTAGGTCAACGCTACGACGCCAGCGCCAGGACCACCGAACGCTTGCATCAGCGACAACTGATCTCCGATGACAAGCGGGTCGGTTGACACATAGCCTGTGGGCGACGGCTGGTTGTCTTTACCATGCCACAGGACGGTATGAAACAAGACCGGCCTTCGTAGTTTGTCACGCAGTGTCATCCGATGTCCTTTGGTAATCCCTCTCCAACATACTCAAATTTCTCCTCAAACTCCTCACGGACGATCCAGCAAGGTCGAACAGTACCAGCCCATTCTGGTTCAATCCGCAAGGGGATGTAAACCACACCCTCGTTGCCGTTGTGGTGGTCTCTGACCAGTAGCAAAAACTGGTAGAAGTGACCATTTTTCTTGTGTCGATAGACACCTGTTCTCATGGTCTATTTCCTTCCCAGACCTCGATTCGCTCTCGACTTCTTCTGGCTTGTAACCAACGTGTCACTACAGTTAAACGCATCGGTTTCCGCTGCCGTGCGCAGATTGTCCATTGCCGACGGATACCCGTATTGCGACGCCCGGTCACCGTCGAAAAACGGCATAAGCTCCGGGTGTCGCTCGTACGTGACCTGCATCGCCAAGCAAATCCGCGCCATGTGTGTTTTCGCGTTGATACCATACATAGCATAAACATGATACAAATGTTGCTTAACAGTATCCTCGGTCATGTCTAGCGCCGTGGCGATCTGTCGATTCGTGTAACCGCGGATCACCAAGTCGACTACGTCTGTTGCCCTCGGCGCTAGCTCGTGGTCAAGTCGCATCACAGCTTCGCTATCGTCCCTGGCAACGCCGCTATCGCCGGAGGTGCGACAATGGCCGTTGCCGGTGTCATGTTCAACACCGTTACGACCGACGACACGTAGCCTTCGACCTGCGCCTGCGTCGGGTTCGACACACCCGCATCAACCATTCCCTGCTTGATCAGGTTGCCGCTGACGCCTATGACGGCAGCCAGCTTCTGTGGTCCCGTACCGTTCTGCTTGCCAGCGGCGGCAAAGTTCTGTTCTGCTAGCACAATGGCATTGACGGTCTGTGCAAACAGCGGTCCAAACGCCGGGACGTAGGACGCAAACGGCGCGGCGGCTTCCGCTACCGGCAAGACGTACTTGTTAAAGTCACGTCCAATTGCTTCGAGAAAACTGATAAACTTATTTGCCATAGCAATCCTGCTTTCTTAGTGCCAAAAATGCCCGATTATCGCTGCGACCACCCCGATGAAACCCGCTATCGACGCGTAAGCTGCGGCCTTACCCGTCGCCTCGCCTCGCGTAATTTCCAGTGAGTTAACACGTTTTTCCAACAAACCTTCTTTATCGTTAGCGGCTCGCATCAACGATTCGATCTCCGGTCGTAACATCCCCTTGGAAATCAAGTCTGTTAACGTAGCTCGCCATTCATTCGAGGAACTCTTATACTCGGCCAACTGACCCTGTGCTTCTTTTAAGGCTTCCTTAGCCGCTTGAAAAGCCGCCGTGGTCAACTTGTCCTGCGACACCAACGCTGCGCTCAACGTCTTCTCAACAGTACTTGTCGCCAACACCATCGCTACATCGAATGAGTTAAACTTGTCCGTCATCAATATGGTAAGAGCGGTAACCTTCTCTTCTAGCACAGAGACTCGGGCCACCACGCCTTCATTCGATTGATTTACTGTCTCGGCCATGCTAGCCTCTCACAGCCGATCCAAACACGTGATAACCCAGGATACCCACCAACAGCCACAGAATGAAGTATCCACCGAACCGTCGGTAGCCCACGGCAGTGCCGTCGTAATACGACCAGCCGCCAAACAACACTGACAGCACATAAATAGCCCAGAACCACGTTTTCAAGTCCATACAAGTCTCCTTGTTTTAATGCTGCTTCGCACAACATAACGTCAACTGGCGTTAGCGGTCTTTACGGCCCGGCGCTGGTGTCTTGCCACCGAAATACGTCGTTGCATCACCGAACGGCGTTGCTTGCTTCTGAGCCCAGTCAACGCCAGCCGTCTTCGACTTGGGCGCTGTTGGATCAGCGGTGTCGGGCGCCGCCGGTGTCTTCGACGGTTGTTTGTTGTAAATCTCGACCGGGTTTGGCATATCAACGGTCCTTTCTTCCTTTGTCGTACTTCGTCCAATTGGCGCTAGCCGACTTCGCGGCTTTCACTGACGCGGCTGCGCCGAAGCGAGGTTTTTGCAGGTTCTCGTATGCTCGCTCGTCAACCTGTGGATCACCACGTTTGCGGCGTTTTTTGTGTGTCATCTCGATCACCTGTCTTTGCGGCCCGGCTGCCTGGAATCCCATTCCATAGCATCATCGCCTGTCCTAAAATATTGATCCAAGCCCTTTTTCTTAGTCTTGTTCATATTGTAGGTTCCCACGTCGCCTGTCTTCATGGCTTCTTTCTGAGCGTGACGATATGTGGGCACCTTGGATTTTGGTGCATCAGTAGATATCCGACGCTGCATCTGCTTGTCCCAAACCGCAAGCGGCGGAGCCTCTGCTTCATATCTGTCATCTTGTGGCATCGCTTCTCTCCTAGTTAAACAACGATGTGCTACCACCGCTACGCCGTCCATAGCCGTGAGCATACGGCTGGCCGATCCGATTCATCTGCGCCTCGTTCTCAGCCAGCAACGCGAAATGCGTAGCATCGTCCATCGGCTTACGGACTAATTGCGGCGCGTACGCGAAGGCGTCAAGTTGATCGACGTAACGTCCCTTGGGGAACGTTTGGTACTCATTGATGAACCCGACTTGACGTTGCTGGACAAACAACCGGCCTTGCTCCGCTATCGGCGCCAGCACGTTGCGTATCCGGAATTCCTTGCGAGTGCTGATTTCACCGTCACCCAAGTCGACCTCACCTTTCAAGGGATCGATTCTTAGCGAGTAGTTCTTGATCCCGCACAAATGCTCGATATGATGCGCCACGTATTTCTGCGCCGCCACCGTCTCAACGCCGACTCGCGTAAGCTGGAACTTCTGCGCAATTTCGAATATCTTGTTGTAAAACGTGTCAAACGAAGCGGCTTCCGCCCACGTCTCCAGAACATAATGGTTGTCTTCCGAATCAACACCATCCACAATAATAGCGTGACGACAGCGTCCGCGGCCTTGATTACCCGAGTGATTCGGGTCAACTATCATAGCAACGTTCAACTGTGATTGACGTATATCGGGTCTTACGATCCCGTTTTCCACAGGCAGCACGATCTTGTAACGGCCTTTATCCGACCACTTCAACTCGAAGTAATGTAGCCATTCCACACGGAAGTCGGCGTCTTCGGGCGCGGACGGGTTGTTCAAGAACTGACAGGAGAACTTATAGTTCCCTAACCGCTGTTTCCTTTTGAGAAGTTTTTCAAACGAGAACTCTTCTGGGAAAATTGGTACATCTTGGGGGTGGTGCGGACAGCAGCCGCCCAGAGCAGAGTGACTTTCAAATCTGAACTCCGGTTCGTGCTCACGCAAGTGGGAGTTGAGATCCGCGTAGCCCCATCGGTTTCCAATGACAAGTTCATCGAGTTCATGATTGGGGTCCTCAGCCTCAAAAATACCGACCAGCAATTGGTGGTAGTCAATGGCTTTGTCCATTAAGGTCTGTGATTCAGACTCTTTAATGCCGATGAGATCATCCTCAATGACGATGCCATTGTAGTGACGTGACTGGACAGCTGATCCAACGCCGAGGAAATCAAACGTACCCTCGCCATGAGCTCCGCCCGCGCCGCCTGACGGTCGCCTGACGTGCAAAGAGTAATCGGTCCACGTCTCGGATGTGGTGGGCAGAGTTTCAGGGAACAAGGCCCGATAGATCGAGTTACTTTCGAAATGCCAGCGGATTTTCTTCCCGAGTTTGGCTGCATTGGTGATGTTTCCTGACACTAGCAGGTTACGTGAGTCTGGATTGTGTGATCGCTTCATCCAGCGGATGAACTCCGTCGGGTAGCCCAAGGCGCTGAAGTCGTCTTCATCTTGACGTGTAAACGGCAGCGCTCGCCACATCGCCAAGCCTTCGCTAGCACAAGTGGATTTGAAGTGATCTCGGGGCATCTCAATGACATCTTTAATGTGGTCTGCCTCAAACGACCGACACAACGGGTAATGCAAATTCAACGTTAGTCGTTTACGGCGCAGCGCGTTTCTGACGAAGTAAAACAGCGATCCCAGACAATTCAACCGCATAGCGCGGAGCACTTGCAGTTCGTCCGTCAGGCCGCCGACCGGTATTGTGCGGTACTCAATCATAGCTACGCTAGTTGACTCCTACTGTGTATTGAGCCACAAGCGCGGCATTCGCGCCCTTACCGGGATATGCTGTCGCGTCAAAGCCAACCGAAGTGACAACAGTGTTGTTCGGCGGCCACTTGGCTACGCCGTAACTAGACAGGTTGGTTGCTATGACATTGCCAGTGAAGACACCAGGGTTGAAGCACTTTGCGACCGTGGTAACAGGTACGTCTGCGTAAGCGCAATTGGCTGTGCCCCCGCCCATGTTCCACACCGGATACTGACCAGCGGTCACCAGATTGTTGGTGAAATTGATGTTCTTCATCGGTTTCGTCGCCGACGCACCAACAATAAGCAAATGCGCTGCCGGGAACGCCGTTACGTGATCAATGGTCAGATTCTGCAACAACGGCGACGCCGCACCTAGATCGGTCGCGATTTCTGCGAGTTCACCAGCGCCTTTGTACTTCGTACCGTCAATGTCATCTATAACAACATCGTGAATCGAGTACCGTTGACCGTCGGCTGCCGCGCCGCCGTTATCCGACAGCACGTTGGCTATCGCGAAGCCGCCGCCAACATGAGCGATGTAGTTGTAACGAATGGTGACGTCGGTCACGATGCAAGTCGAACACAGATTGATCTTGGTGTTATTAGGTCCCACCCCGGCTTGATTCTTCGGCGTTATCACGATAGCGAAGCCGTTTTGCGAGAATCCACCCCACGACCCTGTCATCACATTACCCTCAACGAGAACACGTTGAGCGTTCTTCAATTCCATGTCATTCTTGACAATGTACGGTTTTGGCGTCGCCGTCTTGTCCATCCACGTCAGTGGCTTGTCGAAGTGATTCCGCCGTACCTCGACGTCAGTGACAGGCTGCAACGCCGCGCCGCCACCGAACAGGATGTTCTCGCCAGAGGCTTGCAAGTAATTGTTGACAATTTTGATGATCCCGGTCGGCTGCGATCCACCCAGACTAGCGATAGCCTGCGCATCAGTGCAACTGCCGACACCCGCGAGGCAGTGGAATTCATCAAAGTAACTGTCGATGACCGCAAGTCGCGTCACATTACCGAAGAGAACCCCACGTGTCGTTTCTTCCTGCGGGTTACCGTGCATGTACACTCGGTCGAAGATAACGCTTGACCCAGCGGTCACATTGACGAAGTCCGATAGCATCTTACTGCCTACCGGCTTCATAAACGCGATGCCAGTGAAACGAACGTGATCCACGCTGAGTTGCACGCCGTTACCGCCAGCTGTCGACAATAACGTAGCCATCTGCGGCTTTGCCGCCGGCGTCACGCGGACGCCTTCGGCTGGCAACTGACCGTCACTACGAATTGTGATCCACTGCGTATCAAGACAACCCTTGGGCGGTAGCGCCGTCGGTAGCTTGTAGGTTTGACCTGCGGCCAACGTCAGCGTCTGTCCACAGACGGCAGCGGCGTAAGCCGCCGATACATCGCCGCCAGCGGCTATCGCGACCGTAGGTCCAGGACTCGGAGTTACCAACAGCCGTGTGTCAAAATACGCACGTGGAAGCTCGGCGTAGCCGTCGGTCGTATACGAATTATCTTGTCCGGAGGCTGCTATCAGCGCGAACACGAACAGAAAAGACGTTCTCGTTCTCATTGTCTGCCTCCTGGTTTGAAATAGCACTCGCCGTTCACACACTGCGTCGGGCAACCATAACCGGGTGCCGGGTCACCACTACCCGCAGGGTAGCCCGGCACCGCTGGACAGTGATGTTGCCGACTCAAAAGTCCATACGTAAGTCCGGCTGCGCCGCCAGCGATGGCGCCGTAGATCAACGGATGCCTACGCATCGACGCGCAGCCCATTGACATCAACAGTAACAACGCTAGCGTCGTGTTTTTAGCGTAGCTCATACAAACATCGCCGTCGTCCACGGGACCGTTACACCGGGCGCGATACCCAACGCGGCCATTGTCTCCAGACCGTTGCGGATGGCTAACGCTGTATTCTGTATCGCAGTTAACTGCGGTGCCGTCAGTGTGCCGCCGAGTCCATTTGACGAAGTCCAAACGCCAGTGGCCAGATTGATCGTGACGACGATCTTGGGAACCGTTTGTCCAGCAGCGAACGCTTGCCCGGTCGTGTTGCCGTAGGCAATGAAAATCCGCAACGAGCTAGGATACGACATCTCGAAATACGCGACCGCAGCGTTTAGATCGGTTTCAATAGTGTTGCCGCCTTCGGCCACCGTCGCTGAATTCGTCAGAGTGATACTCATTTGACAGCCTTTTCTTGTGTCTTGTTAATGTCTTGTCACTGCAACAACGTCCAAGTCAACGTGCGCGGAAACGTCCCCGCTGTCAGCGTTATCTGCCAGCTACCGCTAAGAGCAATCCCGGTTCCGGCCAAGCCCGTAATATGACTAGCGCCCAGCAACTGCGGTCCAACGTTAGGATCAAGAATGAAAACCGCGTTGCCACCTGACGTAGCATCACGCAAGTTGAGCAAGCCGTTACCTGACCCAATTCCGGGTATCGTTGTAGCCACGCTAATCGTCGGAACCGAGAAACTGTGAGCACCCAAAAACAGACCGCCGGTACTATTAACCTGTGCTCCTTGCACAGTAGCGGCTGTTACCGTACCCGACGCGTCACCCACGGTGCCGTTGCCAACGGCGACAACGCCGGCGCCAGTCCGCGACAGCCCAGTGTCTTGTGCCGCGTTCGCGTTTGTCGTAGACGACCAACCCAAACCGAACGAGTTCGATAAACTCAAGTTATTGTAAACCGAGGGGTCCAGAACGTAATCGTACGTTGTGGCATTCGCTCGACTGAAATACGCTCTCGCTAGACGTAAGTTGCCGGTCCAGTCACCGTTAGCGCCGTTGCCGACACCAATGGTTCCGGCTGCAAGGCGCGAAAGCCCGGTGTCGTTTGTTGCACCAAATTGTATAGCTGGAAAAGAAACCGTTCCTGATCCTGCGCCAGCGTAAGTAAAGGCTAAAGTTCCAAGGGTATTTATCCCCGCTGGCATACTCAAACCTATCTGCCATTTGTTTTGAAACGAGGATGAACTGTTCCATCCGAAAGCAGCAAACCCAAGCGAGGGAGAAGCATTGGTGGTGAGCACAGTTCCAGGTGTCGGATTAGTTAAAAGCACCTGTGTACCAACACCAGATACTTGAGGTGACCCAGTAAACGTAGGCGTAGCCTGCGGTGCCAGCAAGCCTTCCGCGGTCGTAGCCCGCGTCGTCTCGACGCCTACGGCTAGATTAGCGTAAGCTGTCGTAGCCACCTTCGTTGTGTTATCGAGCGCAGCTTGTGTTGTCGCCGTTGTACCATTAGGCAACACCGTGATACTAACAAGGTTTTTGCTGGCATCCGTCCCTACAATCTGCGAAGCCGTTAAACCCCCAAGATTGACAAGTCCAGTAGCCGACAACGTCGTAAACGCGCCTGTATTTGGTGTTGTCTGACCGATTGGCGGTGGCGTCGCCATGCCGGCAGCGGTCAACGACGTAGTCCACGTCGTGCAAATCCCGCCTGCGGCCACGTTACATACGTGTAATGTTAGGTCAGTCAGATTGAAGTAAAACGTACCTTGAAGTGCGCCGGTAATCTCGCCATCGCGGTACGCTGTAGCCCGAACCAGCGGGTTGGTCGTAGACACGCGTATGCCCGGCAACGTCTGTGCTATGGTCTGCGACGCGCCCGCAATCACAATCTGGTACTGAAAACACTGTGTCGGTGCAGCCGCCGAGCAGAACGTAAACTGCCACTGCGTCCCGCTAGGCGCAATGGACAAATTAGGCGTGAACGTCAGCCCGCTTGCGCCGCCTGTCACAGACAGCAAGCCAGACTGCGTTTGATTTGGTACTGGGGTCGATGTACCTATGATAACGAAAGGACCGTTTGGGACACCGGGTGGCGCATACAGCGACGCAGTCCACGAACCGTTGTTCCAGCTTTGGCCGTCGGTGTCTGTGGCTTGCAGGGTGACTGTCGTCGTTTGGCCGACGGCCAACGCCGTGAGGCAGCACAGCGTGACTACGAGGATCGTACCGCAGGTGGACTTCTTCATTTTATGATGTATCAGACATCGCTTACGCTAACGCTTTCCAAGTAATGTTGATGTTGATTTACTTGATGTAAACAAACAACACGCCAGCCGTCAAGGTGTCCAACACGAGACCTTCGACCCAGCCGATGTCGTTGATCCGTATGTCAGCCTCGTCGGTTTCACCAGCGATCGTCACAGGCGCCCACACGATCTTGCCGTTTTTGTCTTTGACGATCAGTGTCTGCGGCGCAGCGCCCGGCGAAGCCCAGTACATCGACTTAACGTAGAGATTGGTCGGCCACAAAATCGCCGCCGCCGTACCGAAGGCTAACGCTGTGTCAAGACGCCATTGCCTCGAACTAAGATCGTTTGCCACTGCGTGACCCCAATCTACGGCGTTAGCCGTTAGGCTTCAGCCGGTTTCGCCGCCTGTGTGGTTTGCAGAATGTTGTGGGTTAGATCGGCGTCCTTGATAGCCTGATCCAAGGCGTCAGCCGGCAAGGAACCCAGCGTCGGTGTTGCCGTCGGTGAAGCCGCTTGCGCGTTACGCGAAGCGTTGCCTTTGGCAAACTGACGCTGTGGATCGCGATCCAAGACTTCGAGCGCTGCTTTCAGATCGCGCTTTTTGCGCACGGCTTCCAGCAGCAACGCCAGTGCCTCTGGCACCGCGTCTTCGACATCCTCACCCATCTCCGCGCGCTTCTCGAGTCTAGCGTCCATCTTAGCCAATGTACCCTTACGAACGCTTTCCTCAATCGCCAGGTAATCCGGATTACGCAGTATGCGGCTGACACCTTCCGACGTCATCCCCATCTCGATGGCAATCCGGGACGAGTTCATCCCTTTGACAACCATCCTGGCGATCTGCTCCGCTTTGATAATGAGTCTACGCTGCATTGCTGCTGTCCAGTCTGACGGCATCCTGCCAGTGCTGCATCGCGTGTGTCTTGACAAGCGCAGCTGCGTCGGCTTGGTTCATTTGATGCGTCTGCCACCCGCACTTCTTGCAAACACCGCGGAACGGGTAATTCGACGTTGTCTTACGCAAGTCTTCAACGCTGACGTAGTTCTTCTCAACAATGGCTTCCAGCGCCTTCTGGTCGTAGTGTTTCGGCGGCTTCGCGCCAGCTTGGGCTTTCGCGGCTACCGCTGCGTCATCCTGCGCCTGCTTCAGCGTCGCTGCGGCTGCGGTGACTTTGTCCTCGGCTTGTTTCTGCTCGGCTGTCTTCACCAGCGTTTTATCTGTGACCATAGGTCCAGGCTGTGTCGGTAGCTTCGCGGCAGGCGGCGGCGCGGAAGCCTGCTGCGTTGCTGGTGGTATCTGCTGTTGTGTCTGTGTACCTGGTTGATCGGTCATCTCAAATCTCCTTACAGCAAAATTTAATTGAAATCTGATTACGGTTACGGTGTGGTACGACTGTACGAAACAGTGACATCCAGCGTTGCATCGCCGAGGGTGTAGTTGGCGGTGCCGTCATTGCCGATGTAGATAGCTTGGTTCAGCATGTTCGCCAACGTGTCCAGTATGGCGGTAGCCTGCGGCATTGACGCGGAGATACGCGACGCACCTGCGGTGAGGATAGCCGACAGGTCTGGCGTCAGCGGATGCGCGTTCGCCACTGGCCCGTAAAATAACTTCAGTGTACCGAGGTTCAGCGTGTACGGTGTTGTCACGAAGTTGTACTTGAGTTGGATGTTGTCAATCCAGAGGACTTGCAGATTGTTACCACCGGGCGGCGGTAAAAGCTGTATCGGTGTGGTCTTAAGAGCGTTCAGCTGCGCTGCCGTCAGGCGAAGCTGGTAACACTCCAACGAGATCGCTGGATTATTGTTTTGAGGCGCCTGCGCTTCCCACATCGGTGAGTTCAACGCAATATTCGGTAGGGTTTGCCCTGCTGCCATCGCGATCTCCTTAGCTAGATATCTTGGTGTGTCTTGGCAGCGGCCCGGCTAACGCTTACGCAGTAACCCGATGCCCTCGGTTCTGTATCGCGTCAGCCGGCCCCTTGCCCCATCATCCATTCACGGTTATGAACCGTGGCTCGTTGGTCTGACTAGGGTAACAGGGCCTTGCGTAGCAAGTCAAGTCACGTAAGTTGCTAACTTCTTTATAAGTATTTGATTCCACAGGCGTTAGCCGTAGGTTAGCAACCTAAAAAACATCCTTTTTACTAGCCCCATTTTCGGGGCCGTAGGCCGCGGCGATCTTTTGTCTAATCACATGACGAAGTGCTGCTTGCAGCAGCATTACGAAACCAAAAAAATTTTCAGAGCGCCTAATTACAACACCAGTGACAATCACAATTTAAGGGTCCGGCCCGGCGGCTGCGCCCTGTCTGGGCTAGGACGCCTGCTACACGTGCGACACTATAGTGTAAGCATGCGGTAAGGTGCTTAGATGTTGCTAGTGTGGCGTGCAATGCGCCGCGTGGTAGGATGGTAGCTGGATTGGGGCGTAGCATCTCTCTGTACCCATCGCCTACCTGAACATGCGTTAGTGCCATGCGGAAGCCTCGCGCCCATAAAGCGCCTTGGCACTATCATAAAGCGTGAGCTCGGCGTCGAACCGGGCAACAATCGTGGTTTAATCTCTGAGGATAGTTAGCCGACTACCTCAGCGTCTCACCATGCGCTGCGCAGACCGCTTCGCGGTCTTGCGAAGTAACAGCGAAGCTACTGCGAAGCTGTGTGTGCAGTGCATGGAGGCACTCACACAATGGCAACTAACGTTGTTGTAAAACCTCTCAGCGAAATGTCGCCTGAGGAAATCGCCGCTGAACGCGAGACGCTACTGAACCTTTACATTGAACAGGATGTAGCATCGCAGAAGCTTGCACAGGAAACCGAAGCCGCACGACTGGCGTCGGTCGATGTATATGGACGCGATAACGCGGAACGCACTATTGAACTCGATCCGCATGTGGCCGCGGCTATCAACGCTGTTATCAATGGCGAAAGCATTGATGCGGTGTTGGAACAGTTGAAGGCTCAGTACGAAGGTTGCAAGTGCAAGACCTTCGATGAAACCCACGGTTACCTGATGTTCCGTGGTATGGCCGAGTACAAGCGGCAGGAAATCGCCGCTGTTACCTCGAAGTTGAAAGCCAAGTTGTTAGAACAGCAGAAGCTGTTCAAGTCAATGGTTGCGGTGAACCCGTCACTGATGGCTGATCCCAAATTTGTCGAGAAGATGATGGTTGCTCTCGGCATGAAACCTGCCTAACGGCAGATAACCACTATACGGGAAAGAGCCAAAGCGTATAGGTGTACAGGTGGAAGCCTGTAGGTGCGGTCGCGTGGTGAGACGTTGTGTTAGTTGGCTAACAGCTAAAGCTGTAAATCAATGAAAGGAGAGGTATGACACAACAGGAACGTTTCATCCATGAAATGCACCTACGGTTTCAGAAGGCTATGCTGCGGCCAGCAACGGCGATGCCGTTACCGGATGCTGATGCAACGGTGTTGGCGAAGCCCGAAATCAAAGGTGTCAAATACAAGCTACCTACGTCCGAACAATGGGTAGCACACCACGCGACGTGGCATCCCGAGGGATGGTATCGGGTGCACTGCGCTCATGACATACTGCTAGTCTTTCCTTGCACTACGTGCAAGCGTAACAAACGCGAGGCCGATAGGAATTACTTGAAGATATGCGAGATGGCCGCGCTTCGCAAGGCAACGGCGAAGCCGTAACACGCACCGTAGGTGCGTCACGAAGTGTAAGGATGTAATCGGCAGCATAGCAGCGTCGTAAGACAATCAGGCGTCACCGCGTCAACCACCGAGCGCTGTAACGGAAGGGTTGATCGGTGATACGCGAATGCAGACGTGTCGCTATGCTGTCGGTTACGTGCTTACACACTTACGTGTGTCAAAGGCTCACTGACGTATGTCAAAGGCTCGTGAAAGGAGACTTGCGTATGGCTCGCAAGGCAATGTATCTCAAATGTGCTAAGTGTGGAGTCGTGGATTCGTCTACGACAAAGCATCAACGCATACATGGGATGCCGGATCATGTTGGTACTGACGTGCGCATGCGTTGTCGCGACTGCGCTGATTCTGCATCTGGTTCGCAACATGCTACAATGTGTCGGAATTGTTGCCCGACGCAGCATGGGACACTGTGGCCTGACAAGTTCGGGGGGTAAACTCGCTACACACTATGTTTGTGTAAGTAGTTTACTTGCAGTAACATACATTTGGGGAGGAGGTGTTGCAAGGGATCAGCCCCAACACGCCTCCTACCTTACCCACGCCACCACGCCACCTATCACTCTCTTTATTGTCTATTCTAAGATATATATATTTTTTTTTATGATATATATAGAAAAGAATGTGTGATGTGGTGGTGGGCGGTGCGGGGTGTTAGATAGGGGGTGTAATAGGTGGGGTGGGAGTACAACATCCTCCTCCCTATGTTGGCAACTTGTGTATGTTGTTGTAAGTAAAGCACTTACAGGAGTTGACTTTTTTAGTGTGGTATGCTATTTTTGGTTATGGGCGACCAAACACAGTTCGGAATGCCAAGAATAGACGATACACTATGTTTGTGTGGTAGACCTAACGTTCGGCCACACTGTCCATTTTGTGGATCGTCACAGGTATTATGTAGCGCCAAAAAGCGTGACTTTATCACACGACCTGACGGTACTGAAGTCGAATTGCGTGTTTTCAGATGTCGTGTGTGTGGTAGCAATTTCAACGACGACCATCGTACGATGTGTAACGCTCCGGCGCCGCGTGAGTCACAGCGACGACATAATGTACCAAATCTGCCTCAGCCACACGTGAGGTCAGACGGGAACATTATATACAATCCAAAGGTTCCTCCAATGGAACCCGAAGGGTTGAAACATATCATCGCTAGAATCAAAAAGGATCGAGGTCTTGAATGAATAAGACCTTACAAGCACACGCAATCGACCTGGTGATACAACTTGTCGAGAAACGCAAGAGCATCTCGTATAACGAGGTACACAAGATTTTGGACCCATATATTGGTCCCTATGACCTCAATGTAATCATTGCAACACTGGACGCTGGTGGTATCATTGAAACTGATTTGATTCAGATGAAGAAGATTAAGATCGGAGGCTAACACATGATCGAGCTTCTGGCTATACTGGTTCTACTGGTCGTTTGTTTGGGTTGGATGTATATGGAGGAGCATTAAACACATGACAGAAACCGAGTTAACCGCGTTACAAAAGATGTATCGGGAGATAAAACTCGCCAAAGCGAAGCGCGTTGCACTGCGTATTCAAGATGAGTGCTACGCACCTAACGACGACTGGGATTGGCAGTTCGATGTCGAGAGGTGCGGCGAGATCTTGCTCGTAGAGGGGATCGCCAACCACCCGCTGGACAACGCTGTTGAATGTGATAATTGTCAAGAGCTTACGCTCGGTGGGCCGATATGCTCGTACTGTGGAGGTCAATTATGAAAACACTCAGCTAACGGCTGAGACTAGACACGGCTGCGCCGTATACAGCGAAGCTGGGTGTGTCTAGTTGGCTGCTTACGCACGCTGACGCGTGGTCAACACCTCCATGTTGTCCCCGTCACACGCTGTCGCGTCGCAAGCCTAACGGCTTGTCTGTAAGCAGCCTGCTAGACACACTACGTGTAAAGAAAAGAGGTCGCAATGGCTTACATCGAGCACAGTGTAGGGACATGTCCTTACTGCAAAAAGACTTTCAAGCGGACAAACGTCCATAAGTATGTCTGTGGATCGTGTTTCAACAAACTGCGAAAAGAAGCTCATAATATAGCTAACGCTAACGCGGTGGCTAAAGCCAAGTAAATCAAGGGTTTACAGCGGCTACCGCGCCTCGCAGACTTGACAGCCTACGGCGCACGCGCTACACTACGTGTGTTGTTGGACAACAAAAAGTTTAGAAAAGCCAACACTGACGTAATGTTGCTCACAGCAGCATTAAATCAAACGCAGTGTTGCATCACGAGACACCGGGAGGTGTTTTACAATGGCAAAGACAGAACAGCAGACTTTCTACAACTTGCGGGTCACCACGGCCGATGGCCGCGTGGATACGCAAGAATACAAGTCCGAGAAACAGAAACAGGAGATCGAGGCCGAGGCAGCCAAGGCGTCATCGACCGTCGAGGTCCTGAAACAGCAGACGTTCATTGTCACCACCGCTGAGAACTTCGACGATATCCTCAACGTGGTGCCCAACAAGGACGTAGCCTGCGGCTACCTCAACTACGGGTTGACGCTGGCACAGCACAACGTCAAACGCGAACTGATGAAGGACCCCGAGTGGGCCGAGGTCGAGGGCGCGTACAACCTGATCGACGACGTACAAGAGGCTCGTGAGCGGCGTGTTCCCGATCCGTTGAACGCTTCGCGTAAGTCGCTCAAAGCATTGTGGGCGAAGATGCACCCCGGCGCAGAGCCTCCGACGGACGACGAGATCAACGCAGTACTGGCGTCGTTTGCTGGAGCGGCTGCGCCTGCGCCTGTCGGTGCGTAACCGCAGCGAAGCTGCTGCGTAACAAGTTCACACTGTGGCTCGGTAAGCGAGGGCTTTTAGCATTTCCAGTAGGCGGTCAGCAAGATCAGCGTCTGCCCTACTCCACAGTGTGATTTACAAACGACCCATCGCGTTGGGTCAAGCCGCGCTGCACATAGATGATGCATGGATACCCGGCGGGATGCCGCTCTGTCTGTGAAGCTGCTATGCCAACGGCGCGGTCATGTATAGCGTGACGACTGGCCCCCGTAAGGGGCCACTTGAAAGGCTTCGCCTTTGGCAAGACATCGCCGAGGCGTAGCCTTTGAGGTGCTTCGCATTACGATGTCACATACGATATCATCCTCGAAATGTCAAGAATGTGGCGTGGCGTTACCGCCGACGTGGGTCAGAAAATACTGTCAGGCATGTGAAGCCGCGTTTAAAGCTCACTTGCAGGCTGGCTCACAAGTCTGGCAACAGACAACACACTTCTGCGCGTGGTGCAGCGCAGGCCACGTCAAAGTTGCAATGCAAGAACAACGTACCAGTTATGTCTGTTCTTGTGGACACGCCGAGTGGAAAGACGGCTCGATATGTCAGTGCAGTAAATGTGACACGCAGCGTACGCTGTGGCGCATAGCGCAGCAACCTACGATCAATTGGAATAGAAGACCAAATGCAAATCCTACTACGGGTTCAACAAGGAAACCTATGACACCAACAGGCAATATCCGGATTTGGTGGGACACTAGCGTGAATGCGTATCGACTGGTATCGCCGTTCAACAAGGACTTAGTCGATGCGCTGAAGTCGCAGATCCCGGTCTCCGACCGAGCTTACGACCCGATCACCAAAGTCTGGACTCTCGTCGAACGACAGCTGGCGCCTGTACAAGCGTTGCTGAAGATGCTCAATCTACAAGCCGTGGTCATCACGCGTCAGCAGGCGGAGCAAGCTCAACAGGCATCGAGTAGTGCAGGTGCAAGCGCCCGTAAAGACAAGCCACTTGACACCGTAATCATCGAGTTCGTCAGGCTGCTACCGCTGGACGCCGCGAAAGCTGCGTATCGTCGGGCTGCGATGGAACTGCACCCTGACCGACAGGGCGGCTCCGCTGACAAGATGCAAGCACTGAACACCGCGTGGGCTCGCATCGAGAAAGAGGTGTACAACGTATGAGCGCACCCGAACGTCAAATCAAGGAGATATTACACATGATGCTCTTGATGATGCTGACATATTGCAAGCAGCATGACATCGAGGCTGACGAAGTCGGCGAAGAAATCCACGATGTATGGGGGGTTGTGTATCCAAATGACAAACTCTAACAAGCCGTTTACCGTCATAAGAGTTCTTTGCGATGCACGCCGCGTTAAACGTATCGCGATCACCTGTCGATGTGGACATCGCTGGACCGAGCAGGTGCCGGGCGAGTTACACGATAGTACTATGACAGCGCAATTCGAATGTCCGCGCTGCGATACCCTGTATCACCTACGGGATAAGATTTTAAAACGTGTCATGGAGGATACACTCGATGGACAGCAACAAGAAGTCGCCAGATTCACTGGCACCAACCGCAAACACAAACACGAATACGACGCTTAACAGACCCAACAGCAAAGGCGTCATCAAGCTGCCCGGGCTTCACGCTCGACTCACGTCACCAAAGGTGACAGTCGAGCTGGACCCAGCAACGAAAGCTAACCGTATCGCGCTCATGCTCGACGCATCAGGATCAATGAGTGGTGACAAGAATCGTTCACTGCAAGATGCTTGCGCGTCGTTTGTTACAGCCTGTAACTTTGGCGATACCGCACTTGCAGTGGAAACCTTCGGGGCGGAGCCAGAGATCAGGCTGGCACTGACGTGTCAACAACCGCTGCTCGCTATGACGGTGATGACAATACCAGCGCACGGCGGCACCCCAATGTCGCATGCGATGGACTACGTCCTCAACACTTACTCGATAACACGTGGCGTGATCGTCAGTGACGGTGAACCAGACTCTCCCACCGCAGCCTACAGCGTAGCCGAAGGCTACAAAGCCGCCGAAATCCCTGTGGACTGCGTCCACATCGGTAACAGTGCGTCAGGCGAAGCCTGTCTGCGGCGCATCGCTGAGATGACCGGAGGACTGTACATAAAGTTCACCGACATAGCGAGCTTCGCCAAGAACTTCAAGATGTTGACGCCAGCGTTTTACGCTCAACTCACGTCCGGCACCGTAGGTGCGGCGATGCTGGGCGCGAAGGAGGTCAAGTGATCCCAGTGAGGATAGTTGCAGAGTCCGATAAGTTCACCGATGAAGTCCTCAACTGGGCGCTGAAAGCCGTCAAGCGGCATCCGAGGCTCAAAGAACCTTGTGTCAATGGCGAGCGGTATCTCGTCTTGCGGAATAAGATACGACGCTTCGCGAAGCGCGTCATCAGGGAGGTCAGATGACCGACAAACAGTTTCTGCTCTGGCTACGCGATCGTCTGGTGAACCGTTACGGCGAGTCACCAGACGTCGATTTCATTATCCGTCTGCAAGCTATCGCTTACAGAAGCGACGACTATTACAGACACGGACCGTTTTCAACGGCTCCTACGGAGGTCAAATGACAGACATCGTAGCTAACACAATGCTAGACGTTACCGGGCCGCAACTCGTCGAGATACAGATTCGCAGCGACGGCAAGGTCATCTGGGTCAACATTGACGGCGTTTGCTTATTGAGGTGCTGTCGCATTGAGAGTCTTAGAATCGACGATGCACGCAACATGTCAGAGGTGATCGGATGACAATAACAACACCCACCATGACAGACGAGCAAAAGCGCGTTGTCATGGCGATCACAGTCAAGCTGGCGCAAATAGGACACGAGGTGGCGTGGCAGGAACCCGTCACCGCGGGTCCTATCGTAACCACATACAGGTTCATGCCGCGTGCGGCTGCCAAAGTAGCTCAAATCACGTCGTGCGCGGATGACTTGGCACTAGCGTTGCACGTCGAGGACGTCTTGGTCCGGCGACTGCCGGGCGAAGGCAGCATCGGCGTCAGCGTGCCCAACGAGACCAGACGTCAAGTGTTGTGGCGTGACCTGCTGGCGCCGCCGTCAACAGACACGTTGTTACCGCTCAACTTCGGTGTGGACAGCGAAGGCACGCCGTTCCGTGACGATCTCACCAAACTGCCGCATCTGCTGATCGCAGGATCGACTGGCGGCGGTAAGTCAGTCCTAGTTCGATCTTTGATCGCCTCGCTGATCTTATGGCGAACGCCAGAGCAAGTTCAATTTGTCATCAGCGATACAAAGAACGTGGAGTTCGGTCACCTGATCGGTGATCCGCACATGCTCTTCGAGCCGAAGACAACACGCTACACAACGTGGGAGGCAATGGACTGGCTGGCTGAGGAAGTCGACAGACGTCTCAAGACGATCGGCGCAGCAGGTTGTCGTAACATCTTGGAATACAACAACGGTAAGAAACCATTTGGAGTGGCTTTAGGTGGGCGTCCGCTGCCGTATATCGTTTTCGTTATTGACGAATTAGCCGACATTCTAGGAGGAGAAAAACGTGGAGAGTCCAAAATCGCCGAGTCAAAACTCGGGTACATCGTCCAGAAGTCAAGAGCCGCCGGTGTACACGTTATCAGCGCAACTCAGCGGTCATCCGTTGATATTGTTTCTGGAAGTGTTAAGAATAACTTTCCCGCGAGACTTACGTTCCGGCTCCCCTCGCAAGCGGATTCACGAACGGTTATTGGATGCTCTGGAGCGGAACATCTTCTTGCCCAAGGCGACATGCTCTATAGTAGTCCAAATCATCCCGCTTTACGACGATTACACAGCGGCTACGCCTCAACAGAGGACATAACGCAATGCCTCGCGTTCGCAACGCAACAGCTGACGCGACAAGAAAGGTTAACGAAATGAGAATCACCTACGAAACCACGGTCACCTCGAATCGAGTTGACTACCAAGGCAAGATCAAATCCCAGATCAAGTACAGAGACTGGTCCATCGAGGTTGACGGCCAGCTTGAACTTGGCAGCATCGTCCGTGTTGTCGTGATCGCAGGCCCGGGCGATATCGCAGAGGACGATCGTCATCTAGCAGAACAAACAGGAACCGCTCCTGCCGACCGCTTCAAAGACATCGAATCGGCGTGGGGTAACGATGTCAACAGTGACACAGACGTGTCTGGTCACAAGACGTAATGTACGCTACCGTACACGCCTGCGGCTAGCAGACCGCCGAAGGCAAGTCAAGCTGTGGAAAACAAGTACTTTGGGTAACCCCTAGAAAACAAAGGAGTTACAGCGTAAAAAAGATGTTGCCAACCTAAGTGTTTAGTGTACGCTGGCCTAGGGGTTACGCCATTGCCTTCCATGACACACGCAACACCTTCGGTGTCAATGCCGCGTCAACTGCACCGAAGGCTACGGCTGGCGCTGCCGCGTTACGGTCAAGTTAGTGGACTCATCACCAGATTGCTCGAGATGTGGCTAGACGGCCAGATACACGTACCTGGTTTCACCAGACATAATGCTGTTGCGAGCAGCACATCATCACAGGCACCTACGGTGCAAGCACCTGCGGTGCAGTCATAGACAATTCAAGAAAGGTTCACATCGATGCCCAACGATGCAGACGGCCCGGCTGACGCGAAGCCGCAGCCCGAGACACTCGAAGACTTGTTTCAGGAAGCCGAGGAGCAAGCCAAAACACCTGTCGTAGACCAGCTACCGCCCTGCCAGCACGTCAATAGCAAGTACAACGTCGCCAGCGACCCAGACGTCCACAAGTGTCCCACGTGCCTGTGGGATTTCTGTCCTGACTGTGCCAGTATACTCGACCCTCGATACTGTCGGCTCTGTGTCAGCGAAGCCGCAGTGGAACTGATACAGGAACCGTTGGTTGACACCGAAGGTCACGTCCTAGAACACGCGCGCAAGTTGACGCCTGCGCCGACAGCCACCTTTTTCAAGCCTCGCCTCGGCACGCTAGCGCGCAAGCTGTCAGAGATGTCTGATCCAGAACTAGAAGACTTCGTGAAACAGTATATCGAGTTAGTGAAACAAGCCGAACTTGTGTTGGATACTCGACGCGTCGTACTCGGCAGCGCCAAGATGGAAAGCGCGCAGCGTGACGACATCAAGCGACGGCGGCTGCGCGCTGATAAACGCAAGTGGCCTGTCAAAACAACGTCTGTCGGCAAGCCTGTTACACAAGCTGTCAAGATGGACATGCTACGCATGATCGAGGCCTTACGGTTGCTGAAGGTCAAAAAGGACGCGGAGGCCGCGGCCAAGGCCGTCGACAAGAAAATGAAGGAGCCTCGACTGTGATAACCAAAGACCAAGCCAGCGACCTGCGGTCGCTTCAAGACAACGTTATACATCGAGCTTGCGAACTTGAGCTAGCGAGGCTTGCTCTAGCTGAGGCAAAACAGAAATTTGACATGTATTTGTGGAATCTTGAACATGAAAAAGACATAACCAAAAACAACGACACAGACTGACAACTATGAGACCAGAACAGTTCTACGAAGTATTACCGGATGGCCGCTACCGTTTCCGGGTGGACCATCATACCATAAACGATTTCAACACCTGCGACCGTTACTTCAACTTTCGTCACATGGGCGATAGCAACGGTCAGGTCTGGGGTGGTAGGAGCCTCAACATCAAAATAGCCTTGGGGTCATGGTGGTCGTCTGTGATGGAGATGTTCTACCACAACATGACCTTCGGTACGCTGCCAACGGAACACCACATGTACAAGTACGCCAGCGATGCGTGGGCGGAGCTTGACATGGAACGCTATAAGACCCTCGACAAGAAGTCACTTGACGTCTACGAGAAGTTTGGTGGGCCGGACGGCGGACGCCTAATGGCTCTCGAATACTACAAGGCTTTCGCGCTCGCCCATTTTACGCAGTGGCAGATAATAGGAGCGGAGCTCGGGTTCGGCTGGAAAGACGAGCTACCGCTGGGCGAGGACGACAAAGTCGTCGTGTACTACGGCGGTAAACCCGACCTCGTGTTGCTGGACAAGTCACAGAACATGATCCTGCCGTTAGACTTCAAAACCAAGGACTCCGTGCCGGGCAATGTCTCGGTGATGTTCAAGCCACATCCACAGACCGCCGGATACATCTTTGCTGTTACACAGATGTTAAAACACGTTCAATCGGCAGCCAGCACGACGGTGAAACCGCCGACCAAATGTGTTATTATGATGTGTGCCCGCTTTCGCCCGACAGAGAAACCCCGCGACGGCGTGATCAAGCCACGGTTTGTTCCCGTCTACCCCAACTACACGGCGGATGAAATCGAGGAATGGCGGCAATCTGTGATGGAGAAATGCCGCCGACTGCGTGATAGCATTGAGAGGCAGGTGTGGACTCCGCGCGAATCGGCTTGTCACCTGTTTTACAACGGCTGTCAATTCCGACGTGTATGCAGCGTTCCACAGAACGTACGCGAAGCTACGCTTCGTAGCGACTTCGTTAAGGTCGATCCGTGGCATCCGTACGACCCAGAGGAGGACTGACCAAGTGGAAGCATTAGACGCAGCGATACAGTGTTACATGGAGTTTGACTACGCTGTGTTCGGCTGGTCTGATGAATTGAAGATAGGATACCGAATCATGCCAGAGGAAACACCATTCACGTTTGAGGTAGGTCAGCCATTTGTCGTTATAAGTACAGCGACTCGCGAAGAGGCAGATAGATATTGGAAACGATTCATGGAATTGAATACCTCAACTAAATGGAGCACTCCGTGGTCAAAACAGAACTTTTTTTATAAAGCGGTCACCGAGTAACGGCTTTTTAATCCAAACACGAAAGAAGACAAAACGATGCCCAGACACAACAAGAAACCAAACGGCACAGCCGATCCACACAAAGGTTGGGGTCAGTTCAAAACTCCGCAGGAACGCTCCGCAGAAATGCGTCGTCGAATGGGAGTTACACTCGCCAAGCAAGTCGAAAAGACTGCCAAAAACTTCGTTGGCAAAGCCCGTATCAGCGTGCTGGAAGACTCCGAGCAGCCGTCAATCGACCAGCGACTGACGTCCCTGATCCGTGATCTAACCAAGCAGATCGGCGTCGAGCAAACCGAGATCAAACGGCTAGAAAACGAACTCAACGTGAAACGTGCGTATCTGACGCATTTACAGGACACTCACCACGCACTGACTGGTGCAGTGGATCTCACCAAACACGGCACGCCGATCGATGACATCTTTAAGAAATTCGAGGAGACAGCTTAATGACCATGACACCGCATCTACTGCAAGCCGAGTCGCCTACCGATGAGCTAGCCATGCTCTTGGTGGGCGACACCAAGGCTGGTAAGTCTTGGCTAGCGGCGACCGCGCCCGGCAATATCCTATTCCTAGAAATGGATCGCCGGCTCGCGTCGCTGCGCACGCACCCCAATGTCCGTAATATTTACGGTCTGGAGTTCGCTGACAACCTCAACGCACCGACGGTGCCAACGGCGTTCAATGAACTGTTAACTGTTCTCAACGCTCTTGAAAAGTCGCCGATGTTACGTGATGTCCACGAAAACTTCATCACCTGCGGCGACAAAGTCGTGGACACTATCGTGTTCGACAGCGTGCAAAGCATCGCCGACAACGCCAGACGCTACGTCATGTTCAACGCACCAGACACCGCCAAGGCCATTCAGATGGGAACCAAGACCTATCGAACCGCCAAGACGTATCACGCTTGGGGAGGTGAGATGGAAATGGTAACTGGAGCCATTCTGCAAGCCAGAGCGTTGCTGCATTGCAAGGTGTGCTTGAAGTCATTGACGTATGATAAAGGACAGCTGTTTCATACCGACCGCGTTGCAGCAAGTCACACGCCAGTGCCGCGTGCTATGAACGTCATCGCCATCCTGCACGAGTGCATGGAGGAAGACGAGCGTTCGACGCAAGAAAACCCCATCTACACCGGCAAAATCGAGGTCTACCCGCGGCGTTATAACTCGTTGTTGATTTACTTCAACGAGGTATGGCGGCTGACGCGCTTAGGCAGGGTTCCTAGCGTAAGCTGTGATCCTGACGGCAAGTTTATGCAAGCCGCAACCGCCCTCGGGATACCGAAGATAGACACGGCTGACATCAGCGCCGTGCTACGACAGGTCCGCAACTCACGTCCTCAGCCTGTGGCTGCGCCACCTGCACCAAAGCCTCAGCTAGCGCAGATGACAGCCGAGCTCAAATCCAATCTATCGCTAACTCCTAAACCCACAACACAAACCATACAACCACCGATGACACAACCATTACAGAAAAGGACATAACAAACAATGCCAAATCTAACGTTCCCCAAGTCCGCCCTTGAACCGCGCCCGGCGCTGCCTGCTGGTCGCGTAACCTGCATGTTCAAGAAATTCGCGCCCAAACTGTCGAAGAATGCCAACGAGTCGACGGGCGAGAAGTCCATCAACCTCAACCCCGAACTGGTTATCATTAACGACTCACGTACCACAGCCGACGGCAAGCCGTTGAACGGACAGAAAGTGTTCACGTCCCTCAACCTCAGCTTCCTGCCAGCGGTGCAGGACTTTTTCCATGCGCTCGGCGTGCCGTTGACAGAAGATGGCGACAACGTCGAGTTGCCCGGTTATTTCGACGGCGATGCTGCCAACCCTGACCCCACGAAGTGGGGCAATTTCCAAGGACCTGCGGTCAATGAGATTCTGGAACTGGAACTCATTGAGGTTCA